AATATGGTTTTTATTTCACTCTTTTCTGCAATGCTGTTATGATTTTGTTCGATCATCATGAACGTTTTAAAAAGACTATCAGGTTCAGATATTTCTTAAGAAGAAAAAACGGATTTATTCGGGGCAAGAGAGAGGGAGAGTGTGGGGTGTAAGAGCCCCAAACTAGTGACCGACAGGCAGCTAGGCTTCGTCCAAACCACGGAGTGAAGTGAACATAGTTCAAAATCCTGTCATTGCATGAATACGGTACGTCTGTATAGTGCGGGGAATGGCAAAATATCCCAGGTATTAACCTAAATTAGCCCGTTGCACCATATGGTGAGCGATTTTTCATTAAAAATGGATTTATTTTTGACAAGAATGAAGAGAGTATGCAAAGTTGAAGATTACTTACTTTGTATCAAACGAGATGTGCGAACACAAGAAGTTTACGATCATTGGCTGGATGTCTGGATTGAGGAACGGCGATATGTATTACCGCACGCGGTACGGTTGTAACGCGTGTGGGTATGAGTGGATGGACGATTGAAGTCCTAGATAAAACACAAAACAAAACAACAAAAGAGCACTAGGCTCTATTTTTCATTAGTATATTGATACACATATCAAAATATATGAACGTATTCGAAAATTACGAACGCTTTTTACATTTGGAAGAAATTGAAGAGGAGTTGAGTTGTAGTTTGAAGGAACTTTGAGGAACACGAATGATGGACGGTATGGCCCACTGAGAATATCTTCCAACCAGACATCTATGCGCGTAGAACCTAAAAAGAGTTCTACGCTCTCAAGATTACGGTAATTAGGTCCACCCCATGGAGGATCAACGTAAAGCACATCACTAGCCCAATTGTATATTTTCATGCAATCGCCAAAGTATACTTGAACGTTAGTAAGTCCATATACCATAATGTTATTTCGCAAAGCGTCAAAGTTGTCTTTTGAGTATTCGATGGAATGAACTTCACGAAAGTTCAAGGCAAAGTTAATCGTGTCACCACCAACACACGCAGTTGCATCAGTGATTGATTTTTCTTTTATCTTGCCAACAGCGCTTGACATGATGTTGATTATATGATCAGCATCGCGGCGACGTGTGACACTGTAAGATCCTTCTTCAGTGAGTTGAAGTTTAGTATAATCAATGTCCTTACGAGGAAAAATATCCTCCATTAGAATTCTACTGTTAGTATCTTTAAGTAAAAATTGGACTGCCTCAAGACAGCCCGTGTGTTTACAATTATTTGTGATGTTTACATCTGGAAGAAGCGCACAACACGTTCTATGAACGTTTTGCGCTTACAATCCTTGCACTTGGCAACATCAACGCCTATCATCAGGTTAGAACTGCCACAATGGTCACAAATCATTTTGTAATATTCTACTCCTCATCATTCTATCCAAACAGATTTCGTTTTTAAAGATATTTCATCATACACCGAATACATTTTTCAACATGGTCATTGTTATATGTACCTTTATAAGTCCTTTTCCAATCATGTATCATGTCCAACCAGCGATCGAGTGTTTGGTATTTAGGAAGTCCTATCCATTCAGGCCACGGCCATTTCCATAACTGAAACTTTGTTTTTCCGGGACGGAAACAGTATTGTATTCCCGCATCATAGCTTAAATTTTTACATGGTGGCCACGGGCGCTTATTCACATGCAAATCATCAACAAGGATACTTGGGCGAAGAGTATCTGTTTCCATTACCTTGAACAAACATCCAAAAATGTGTTCGTTTTCAGTGTTTAGATGAACATCCAAAACATATTCCGTACAATAGTTCATCAAGCTTGAAAAGGTTCCAGCAGTGAGCACAAACTTCCATTGTAAAAACGGATTTATTTTTGATTAAATCAATGTATATTGGGGCGACGGCTCTCACAGGATGACGATCCTGTGTTTCTGGAGCGCACACTAGATCTAAAATTAAGGATGGTGCGCACACACTGTATGCGAGGAAGAGGGCATACAGTGACCAAACAGGGCTGAACACGATGAAACCAGTAATGGCGGATGAGGAGGTCAGCACACGGGATAGCGTTGGAAGGAGCTATTCTGGGTCAAGAAAAATGAGGGGAACATTTTTCGTTCTTGTCAATGAACAATGGTAAAGAAAGGTGGGGATGTGGTAGACAAGTTCTTGAATGGAACGAATTGGAAAGTAGGAAATTTCAATATGCGTCCCATCTTTTTCGGTGTGGTGATGGCATCTATTGATGTTGTCATGATGGGAGCAGTAAAAATGGTACACCAAGGAACACTATCTCAAGGATTCGGAGTTCCGGTTGCCTTATTTTTTTACGCACTACAGCCTCTGTTATTCCTCAAGGCAATGAACTATGAAGGAATGGCGGTAACTAACTTAATTTGGAATCTGACCAGTGACGTCGTAGTAACGTTACAGGGCATCTTCGTGTTCGGCGAATCAATTGCTGGAATGCGTTGGGTGGCAGTAGGAATGGCTTTGGTTTCTCTAACTATCTTTGCGTACACTGGAGGTGATTAATAATCAAGAGCAAAAACTTATCAAGACTAAAATAAGAAGTGGTATGAAACCACAGACACTTACTCCGAAAGAAGAAGCTTATATTATTGCTTATATTGCTATGTATGACAGCTGTGATAAGAGAACGTGCTGGAGAAATGTTGCAGATATAATCAACAAATACGGGGTACGTCGAACTAGAATCGTATATAGAGGTCACTCAAAAAAGGATATAATAATTAAACATACAACACCGTTTATATCAACAACCCCAAACAAGCATATGGCGGATTTATTTGTAGAACGAAATTGGTCTTTATCTGAAGAGGAACAACGGGTGGGTCACCTTTTTAAAATACATCTGAAAAATGTAAAATCATTAAGCACACGCGATATTCAATATACATTTGCAAAGGAAGTAATAGAACAACTTCGTAAAATAAACAATGGACGGATCATTCAAAAAAACGATAAAACTTACACGTTTGATGAGTTTTATCCAAAAATTAAACGAATTATACAGGAGTTAGTATTTGCAGACGAAACACAAAATGGTGAAGAAATACTCGTACTAACGGGTGGAACATTTTATAGTGATTCAACCATGAAACGGAAAGGATTCATGCCATTACATGAGACAGATTTTGAAACTTGGTACTCATTTGATTCTTAAAGACTAATAATCGAGAGCAAAAACATCAAATTCTCTTAAGTACATACCTTTCATACCTTTCAACGAGAGCTTCTGGAGTTTTTCCAGTTCACGTTGTAGGGAAGGACTTATATGTCCCTTTTTTTTCTTCTTTGGCAAATAGCTCATAATCAGGTTAACAATATCGTCAGGCAACTTATCCTTGACGGCTTGTGGAAGGAACATCCTTATTCTTTGGCTAGATTTAAACGCATTCTTATTTTTCATACTAATAAATGGATACTGAAATTCAGTTTGTCATATCATTGACAAGTCTTCCAAATAGAAATGTGAACCTTCGAGAAAACGTGATGTCACTACTCAATCAAAACTATCAAAATTTTGAAGTTCATCTAAATCTTCCCAAAACAACAACAAAAAACGGTCAATGGTGTGATACTGCAACCGGGGGGCCTGATATACCTCAGCATGAAAAATTGAAGGTGTATTGGGTTGACGATATTGGTGCAATTACAAATTTAGTATATACTGTCAAACGAACAACACATCGTGTAGTTGTCGTTAATGACGATTTTGTATATCATCCTGACATGCTTACAGAGTACAACAACGCTGTTAAGAAATTCCCCGACTATGCATTAAGCTTCGCTGGATTATATCCAGTTGGAGTACATACAGACGGGAGTTTTAATGCTGTAACATGTATAGGTCCTGTAAAGACTCCGGTTCGTGTTGGAATGTTTGAGGCTTATAAATCGATATGTTACAATCCATCGTGGTTCGACGACGAATTTTTTACAAATTGGTACGGTAAGCACTACAATGATGATCTCCTTATTGGCAGTTACCTAGGGTATAAAGGAATTCATAAATATGTGATATCTTGGCGGAGGGAACCAGATCCAACTCACAGGATGTTGTCTTTTCCACTTGTTAAAGTTTTACCTAATTGTATATCTGGTGTCGAGTTTCAAAGACGCGAAGAGGGAGGACCTGTAGTATCTTATAAAAAATATTATAATTCAGATATGGGGAAATATTTAAAACAATAAAGCCGTGGTGAGAACAACTAAGTTTATTCAGTATTAATAATGACATTCAGTTTGGAATCGGTGTTCACATACACTGTTCTTCTGTTGAATATTGGGTATATTGGGGTGGCATTAGGGCTGCTATCAAATAAACCAGAGATCTTGGATAAGATCGATTACGGTGTAAAGGTCTTTATAAGTGTTTTCTTAGTATGGCGATTCAATCCTCTGTTTCCCGCGAAGTTTACTGAGTTTGATCGTAAGGTGGTGTTTTCAGCTGGTATATTCTTGCTAACAGTGACGATTGTGAATGTTTTTCTAAAAACTTATGTAGACGAAGCAAAAGAGTACGCCAAGAAAGGCGTAGGGCAAATAAAGAAAAGGTTTACTTAGCATGCATAAGTTGTTTCTTCCAAAAATGGAATTAGTATTGCCAAATCAGAATCAACGTAGAAAATGATTGTATCACGAGAGTATCTACTGAGTTTATCGGAAAAACCAATAGATTCTGCGAGATTGTATGCAGAGTGTATTGTTGCAGACATGAGAATAGACGCACGGGAAGGTAGGACCATATATATGAGCAGACGTTTCCCAATAGAAATCGCCGATTTCTGCCGCGATATTATTCGGGAGTTGTGTGAAATCTTACCAGATGTACACATCTTCACGATGAGAGATGCCAGACATAATGACACGTATATTATTCTTGATTGGACGACAGAGTATGTCTGCATGGACTACACGGAGTGATGTTAACTGAATAACAAAAACGGAATTAAAAATTCCAATTTTTACTTCATCAAACAACAATAATAGCAAAATGTCGCAATGGTACGATGTTCACTACGCCAACCTTGATAAGTTCTTCAAGGAGTATGAGTGGAATTGGAACTTGCCAAAGTTCTTTGATGGTTTCTTTGACCAGGATCGGACATGGGTTGCTGGTGCACTAAAAGCTGTTCTCCCCGCAGGTCGTTTGACCGACGCGGAGATTAGCGAGGTTGCGTATTCCCTGTGGGGGTACGCACAGCACAACACTCTAGATCTTGACAAGGCACGTGATCGGCGAATTATGATGGAGCAAAGTCTTCAGAATCTGGAGCCTACAACAAATACGGACTAAATGCTAAAAACAATAAAACGATTAGGACAGCAATGTCCACGTTTCTAACCAACTTTTTATACTTGAGGGGAAGTTCTTCGTACTCTTTAGAGTAGTGAGCGGGTTTAGCCCAGCCCGTGAGCCAACCTAGAATAGTTGGACGCAGATGATCATTACAATCATAAATCAGATCGTACCATGCCATAATGACGTAAGCTAAAGAAGCAAGAATGAATCCTACAACGATTTGGTGCTGCCAGCGTTTAGGGTGAGGGAGGAACCATACTGCTAAAACAAAGGCCGAAAACACCAGGCATTTAAGATTGAGGTAAAGAGGAGTTCCAAACATACCGAGTCCCATTATCTAAGTGTAAGTAAATGGTTTATGAATTAAGTTTAAATACATCAAAGTTTAAAAAGTAAATGCACATCCAATACGTTGTTGCGCGATACAACGAACCTATTGACTGGTTAAGAAGTGATGCTCATGATGTGATTATTTACAACAAAGGAGATGCAATAGAGTTCAAAAATGTGGTTCAATTACCAAACGTTGGTCGCGAAGCACACGCATACTTGTACCACGTTATTGAAAACTACGATAGTCTGGCGGATATCACTATGTTTACTCAAGCAAGAGTTTCAGATCATGGACATGTCCATGATTTGGATAACTTAACAACACGGTTTGTAAATAACACACCGGGATTCAGGTTTTCGTCAAGGTACGAAACTTATATGCTTGGACAGAGTAAATGTATTGATCCTAGGTTCAATATTTATGAACGAGATAATCTAATAAAGTCACATGCAATAGATGAACATTTAGTTGATAAGATTACATTTGGAGAATGGTTTGAAAAGAATATTATGCCAACATATCCACAAATCCTAAACTTATTTAGTCATGCTATTTTTGCCGTATCAAGAACACAGATCCTATCTCGTCCGAAAGAATACTACGAAAAGTTAATTGTACAATTAAGTAGAGAAAACGCTCCAATCGAGGCCCATTTCCTAGAGCGTAGTTGGTTTTATGTATTTAACTGCCATATCTAAGAACTCATCCATTGATCTACCTGTTCTTTGATACCAGGGATGTTTGAGAATGAAAGAAGCTGATTTTTGAACTTCATGTTTTTCTTGTGGTTATTCACATCAAAACTAGTCACAAGATTCACAAGTCTATCATCTCGAACATATTTGGAAAAGTTTCCTATTAACCTAGCACATTCGGCAGAAGACTTGGTAGCCAAAAAGGTGGCAATACGTTCAGGCATTCTTATATACGTGTATCGTCTTACATTAAGACCGGATTACGAATAGACAGCATAACCGATAGAGTATATGCCAAGTAGAAGCGCGAACACCAATTTAATAGGGTCTACTCTCTGGATGTAGAAGAAGAGTCCCATCATAGCTGCCATCATAATGGTATCTCCGAACAAGGTAGCCACTCCACCACGATTAACGTATAGTTTGAACAGATCAATGATTGCATTTTCGCCTTTAGGTAGAGGAATGATCACAAGGTAGTACAACAAAACATCATGTAGGATCTGGTAAATGATGGCAACTAAAAATACTAAAAATGGTGAAGTTTTAGGAACAGTAAAGAATGCTAACATGATTACGAGAATGAACACTAAGCAATCGAGAAGAGAGCCGGTGAGCTTATACTTTTCGTACCACTCATTCAAAAAGGAGTTGAGAACAAACACCTTTTTGGTAATCATAATCACTAAGAAATCTATCCACACAACAGCCGTTGCAATAGCTAGTAGGTTCATTATATTTGTTCAACCTTTTTTGCTTCAATTTTTGGATTATTGATTGCCAACTTATACTTCGCACTCATATGAAAGTCGAATGTACATTGGTGATCTTCCGGAACTTTACATTTCAGACAGACCTTGTGTCCACACTTACAATCAATAAGTATATGCGACTTCTTCTTACAGAACTCACAACGGTCCATTATGTTAATCGTGCTTCAAACTTAAGGTGCTGCTTACTTCTCCAAAGTTCATCCATTTTTACCTTTTCATTCTGAAGATTAGCTTCTTCGGCCCACTTCTCTTCAATGCGCCGATCGAATTCGGCAAGTTTCTTTCGGTCACCACACTTGCGTACTTCCTTGTACTCATGTAGTTCTTCACGAATTGCTTCAATTTCAAGACGTTTAGCATCAATTTGTTCATCAATAGTATCTCGTGGGCGAGGGGGCATAGTCTTCATGTACTTTTCCCACTCGTACTTCATAAGATCTCTCAGATCCTTACGTTCTTTAGCCCTTATCTCTTCTAGTTTCCCGTCCGTCAGATCGTGAACGGCAAACTTGAACAGGGGCTTGTCGTGAATATAGTCCAGTGGTGCGATAACTTCGCGCACACGCTGAGAATATGACCTACGGGTTGCATAAAGTTTCCAAAAAGTGTTGTCGTCGGCATATGCCAGAAGATCGTGAATATCCTGAACCGAATGAAACCAGTTCCGCCGCAGTAGGAAATCCAGGTCGCTATACGACATGAACTCAAATGCCATGTTTAGTACTATGGATTGGGCGTACTACTTCTAGATTCGTTTTTCAAGTCATAAAGTAATGGTCAACACGAAGTTACCTGAACTGGCTGAAACAAAGGCCCAGACTTTACCAGCTGCCAGTCTGGAGTCACTGAAACTTATGCGCGAAGAACAGTGTTCCCGCGCCTCGCAGGATTTCAAGTTACAGCCTGTGCAGCGTTTTTTGCGGCGCGTTCTGTCACCAGATTCGCCAACACGGAGTTTACTGATGGTACATGGAACTGGAGCAGGAAAAACATGTTCGGCAATTCAGATTGCTGAAGAGTACATTATTCGCCCCGAGTTTCAGGATAAGAGAGTATTAGTACTTTCCAACCCAACGATCCAGGAGAATTTCAAGAAAGAGATCTTTGATGTTTCTCGTGTAGATCCCGATGGATCTGTTATATCTCAACAGTGCACTGGGCGGCGATATTTGGAAATGCTTGAGCGGTCTAGCGACGAAACTTTGCGGTATACGGACCGTGCAAGCCGTAATCGGTTAGCGGCCAGAGCATCTCGAATTATTTCTGAGTTTTATGAGTTCTTTGGTTATGAAGGATTCGCAATTATGGTGCGGAACGAGTTAGATAAACGTTCTGCGTCTGAACAAGCTAAATGGATCCACGAAACATTTGATAATCGTTTAATTATTGTGGATGAAGCCCATAATCTTCGTGTAACTGATGATATGACGGAAACAACAGTAAGTAAACTGGCAGCCAAAGAGTTACAAAACATTATTCAGATTGCGAACGGCATGACGCTGGTTTTATTAACTGCTACGCCAATGTACGACACGTACGATGAAATCGTGTACTACTTCAACCTTTTTCTGTGGAACGAAAAGAAGATTCCGCCTACTAAAAGCATCAAGCCATCAGATATATTTACGGAGTCCGGAGAGTTCAAAGAAGGGAAGGAACAGGAATTCAGACGTTTGTGTCAAGATTATGTTTCATTCATTAAAGGCGAGAACCCTTTTACGTTTCCTTTCCGCTTACCTCCTCCAGAAAACTTGACTGCCGAAATTGATCGTGAGAAGGATGTGGATGGAAACCCAATTAAGAATCCCCGCAAGTATTTGAAGTTAGTAAAATCGTATGTTCATCCAAATCAGGAGCGCGAAATCAAGAAACTCTCATCAAGTTCGAAAATAATGTCAGAAGAGTCGCCAACTGTATGTGCTTTCCCAGACGGCAAGACATTTCGCGAAACGTTTGACATGAAAGGAGAAGAGTATTCTTACAAAGGCGAAAAGTTTTTGGCTCCGTCAAAGATTGCACTATACAGTTCCAAATTTGGGCTCATTACGCGCATACTGAAAGAAACGGATGGTATAGTGTTTGTGTACTCAAATTTAGTAACAGCGGGAGCACAATTGTTTGCGATGTGTTTGGAAGAGCACGGGTACGAGTCGGCAATTGGACGACCATTACTGAAAGATACGTCTGACGAAGTGAAGCGTGGATCAAAGGGGCGGTATATTCTAATTACATCAGATACATCTGAAACTGATATTCGCAAATCGCTGGACCGTCTGCGCAACAAAGCTAATATTGACGGTTCAGATATCCGGGTAGTGGTAGCATCTTCAAAAATAGCGGAAGGTGTAGATTTCCGGTACGTCCGTCAGATGCATGTACTTGATCCGTGGTACAATATGAGCCGACTTGAACAAGTGTTGGGTCGCGGAATGCGTACGTGTTCACATGCGCTACTACCGTTTGAAGAACAGAATTGTACGATTTATTTGCATGTGTGTCGGTACCCTAAAGGCAAACAGGAAACTCTGGATGAGTACGTCTACCGAGCATTCGTCGAACCCAAGGCACAGAAGATCGCTAAAGTTAAGAGAGTGGTTATGGAATCTGCGATGGACTGCGAACTCCAAAATTCCGTGAACAGTTTACCGGACGATTGGCGTAACCAGAAAGTTCCACAGATTCGGGCGCAGGACAAGAAGGAGCTAAAGTTATCTTTAGCAGAAATGTTTGCTCCGACATTTGAAGACAAGATTACTGGTCTTGTGTGCCAAGTAGAATCTTCAGAGCCGGACACGACACATTCACGACCTTTGTCATCAATTTTGGATGTGCGTGACGAAGTATTTGACAAATTGATCAAACTGTTCAAACAGAAACCAATTTGGAATCTGAAGGATTTATCGAATCAGGCTTTGTTGAAGGAGTATGATCCGAGTGTTGTTCAGTACCTGATTCAGAACGCTATTGATACTCCTTTGAAAGTGGGTGAAGGGTATTTGGAATCCAAAGGCGATTTTGTAGCGTATTCTAGTGGATTAAATCAGACGATGCTGGAGCGTGTACTCAAAAAGCAAGAACCACGGGAAATTATGTTTTCAGATGTAGTATTTGACGAAGAAGAAACTGATGTACCAACACTAGAAGCAAAACGTGCCGAATTACCAGAGTATGTAAAAACGTTTTCTACAGAGATTCAGGATTGGTACATTGTGGACGCTATGCTCACGAAATCCGAGAAGGTTGCTTATCTGCTGTCTGGAAATTGGGACCAGCCATATTCTAAGCCGCTTAAGACTGGAAGTATTTATGTCCTGGGACTGAATCGAGTATTTGATTCTGATTTGAAGCCGGTGGTGCCAGTGGGCGAACAGTTAGACGACTACAAACAGTGGCGTCGTGTTTTAGAAGATCGTTTCATTGCGCGAAAATCTGATATATTTGCATCAATGAAAGACGACAAGATCATTTTCAACTTGAATCCCAAAAATAACGAAGTTGAAGTCGTAGGACGCACGAAAACGATCGGAGGACAGGCTTGTGCTTCTTTTAAAGAAGAAACGCTGAACAGTTTTGCGAAATGGTTGAACGGGAAAGACTTTCCTGAAAAGGCGAAAGGCAAGAAAGACAGGTGTTTGTACTTGAACTTCTTGATTCGCGAAGCTGTATTAGCTGGAAAGCAAGGTTTGTACTGGATTACGCCGGAAGAATTTGAGGTTATAAATGAGAAAGGAAATAAGGAACTACGCGAAAAACTTCGCGACTAATGGTTGTTCGGTTTCTGAACAATAGATCCTCAATGGATTTTTTGGGAGCTTCAATTTTTTCCAAAATGTTGGCAGTGAAAAACCGATAATTTATTCCTAACCGAATGAATAACAAAATGGATCCTTTGTTTGACCGTCGCGAACTTCAGAAGAAGGTCCATATTGATTCGAAGTTCCTTCAAAAAAACATGCAAGCCTCAATTTTAGCGCAGCTCAAGATGAATTACGAAGGTATTTGTTCAGCTGAAGGATTTATTGAGCGAAACAGTGTTACGCTCGTAGATTACTCGGTAGGGCGGACGAATTATACAAAGAGCGGAGTTGATTACGACGTCAAGTTCCAGGCGGATGTGTGTCTGCCCCATCCTGGACAGAAACTTAAGGCGCGAGTGACAGTTCGATCAAAGGTTGGTATTCACGCCGAAACTCCGCCAATCAAGGTCCTCATTCCTCGTGATCTTTATTTTGGAGACGAAGAGTTCTCAAAGATTGAGGAGGGTCAGGATATTGAGTTTGAAGTTGTAGGGGCTCAATTCAAGCAGAAGGATACAGAGATCATTGTAGTTGGTAAGTTGCTACACACGGTAGAGAGCGTACCTGTTCCTCAGATTGGAACACCTGAGCCGATGCTTGTGGCACCGGTAGCACTTGCTGAAGGTGAGAAACAGGTAGTGATTATGCCAACTATTCCTGAAACAGAGAAGAAGAAGCGCAGACTGAAGAAGGGTGGTGATTCAGCTTTGGGTCCCGACACTCTTCCCCCACCTCCTCCGCCAGTTTAAACATCAAAATCATAGATAAAACAAATGAATACCTTTGCTCGTACTGAGAAGGAACTGCTCAAGGATCAGCTGGATAAGCTAGAGGCGAATGAGCACCGCCAAATTTTTGATATTGTACAGAAGTATACTCAGGAGTACACGAAGACCGAAAAGGGTATCTTGGTTTCAACGAATGTTCTAGACAATAAGTGCCTTATTGAAATCCAGAATTACGTAACTTTTTGCCTAGATCAGAAGAAACGTATGGACGAAGATCAGAAGACAAGGAAGACATATGAACGTATGATCCCAGAGTAAAAATGGACTGATTAATGTCCAAGTAAAAAGATAATATTAGTATGGATATAATCTCCAAGGAGATTATTGGATCCATCGGCGAGTTTGTCGCCGTTGCAAAAAAGGATCATAAAGCAGAGTTAGAATGTAAGCTGCTTTCTGATAAGATCCAAACGAAAGACGTCGCTGATCGTCTAATAAAAACCATCCAGGGTCTATCTGTTGGTACTGTTGTGGAAACGCACAACATGACGTTCTCGTATCCCGACAAGACACGAGTCAATGTCATGGAAACAGGTAATATATTTAAGCTGGTATCTACTGCATCCTTCAAGGACCTTCCTCTATCAGTTGAGCGTAAAGAGCCGTATTACAACGGCACGAAGCGCGACACAATTGAGGTATCTGAAGCGTCTTCGAAGTTTACTCTGCGTAAGGAAACGCAGATCCGCAAAGATTGGCAGGGTGATCCAAACGATCCGAAAGCTCATGTCCGTCTAATTCATCGGCGCTCATTCAAGACTGCAACTGAACTGTTCCGCATTGATTTCTCAATGATTAAGTCGCGTGGCGTGAACGTTAAGCAGAGTTTAAAAACTATGCTGAAGCAGCAGCCGAAATACGAGTTGGAAATTGAGTTTGTGAATCATGAAACGAAGATGGAGCCAGATGTGGTGGTAGAGGAGTTTCAAAAAGTTATTCTTATAATTCTCCAGTCGTTTTACCAGACGTCGTTTGTACTTCCTGTTTCAGACATTCAGAGGTACAGCCAGGAATTCAAGAATTCTGGACTAAAGTTCTACAATCCTGTCACGATGATGCGCCGACACCTAAGTTCAGAAATTCCGTACAATATTTCTAAAGGGTACACTGTCACAATCAAGGCGGACGGTGAGCGCGCAGGACTGTACGTTTCGCGTGATCGCAAGTTATTAAAAGTCACGAATCGGGGGGTTACGTGGACGGGAATTACGGCGATGAACGATTCACACATTGGAGATTTCGTGGATGGCGAGTACATTCTGGAAAAGAACTTGTTCTGTATCTTTGATATTTACCGGTTTCGTAATCGCGACGTCAAAGCGCTTCCTCTGATGAAGACGGACGAGGACACAACTCTGAATTCTCGTTTAGGAGTTGCGCGGGCGTTCATTGATGATTTGAAAACGCAGTTTACAACAGCGTATTCTCTGATTCCGCTGCGTGTCGAAACAAAACAGTTCTTTGCGGGTGATGGAAAGACGATGGAGGAAGCGATTCGTACGGTTTTGAATACTGAGTATGAGTTTGAAACGGACGGTCTTATCTTCACGCCTCGTGATACGGGGGTAGCACCAACGGAAGATACAAGGGGAGATACGTGGATGCGGGTATACAAGTGGAAACCCGCCGATCAGAACAGTATTGATTTCCTGGTAACAATTGACGACAAGGAAGGATTTGATCCTGTTCTGAACGTTCCGGCAAAGCAGGGACAGCTGTACGTGAGTCGTACTCCGCGCGACGACAATATCATATATCCTCGCGAAACGATGACTGGAGAGTACACTGAACCTGCATTACCCGAAAGTCTATCAAAGGTCGCGGAAATGAATACACGTATCCCCAGCGTATTTCAGCCGTCAACGCCTCGTGATCCGGAAGCGTACAAAATCACAATTCCTCTGAATGATAAGGGTCTAACAGTAGACCAGAACGGCGATAAAGTAGAAACCAATACGATCATTGAGTGCGCGTACGATACTGAAACCCACCGATGGACGGTTATGCGTACGCGGTACGACAAAACGCACCAGTACCGTGTTCTTCACCAGCCGCAGTATGGTAACGACATTTCTACAGCTGACTCAATTTGGACGTCTATGCACGTTCCTATTCCTGAAGAAATGATCATGTCGTTCACAACAGCTATTGTTGATGCGGGATTGGAAGACGATTATTATCGCGACGACCTGAAACGCAGTACACGTGTGTTTGCGGATGTGTACACGTTTCATAATCGTGTAAAAGAAGAACTGTACCGCAACGCTCTGGAAAAAAACCAGACTTTACTTGAGTTAGCTATGGGTCGGGCGGGAGATTTACAAAAGTGGAAGAAGGCGCATTGTTCAAAAGTTGTGGGAATTGATGTTTCGTTAGCAAATATTACAGCTGGAGTTCAGGGTGCGGCAATTCGGTACATTAACGACAAGAAGAAGAATCCTCATTCATATATTCCTCCCTCGCTGTTTCTGGAAGGCGATATTAAGTACTTTCCTCTGTTTGAACAGGAGGATAAGTACATGCCAATTTTGTTGGGGACAGAAACTGCGCCGACCGAATACCTCCAGCAGTTTCACGGATTACAGGAATTTGATGCGGCCAGCTGTCAGTTTGCAATCCATTATGCTTGTGAAACCGAGGAAACGTTCCGTGGATTTGTAAAAAACATTCACAAATACTGCAAGGACGTATTCTTCGGAACATGTTTGGATGGGCAGGCAGTGTACTCGCTCCTTATGGGAAAGAAGACTCACCTGTTTGGAAACGAGAAGCAGTTAGCTGGAGAGTTCACAAAACAGTACGAGGACCGCGAGAACTGGACTGAAGAGTTTGGATTAGGAATCAAAGTGTTTCTGGAAAGCTTTGATAAGCCAGCCGTAGAGTACCTTGTTCCGTTTGGAAAAGTTACGGAAATCTTTGCAGAGTACGGGTTCTCGTTACAGGAAACATCTCTATTCTCCGAGCTGTACGAAAAGCAGACCAATATCAGTTTAACAAAGGAGCAGCAGACTTACGCGTTTATGAATCGCACATTCATCTTCAAGCGTACTGGAAAGAAGAAGGAGGAGCCGGAAGTAGAGCCTTTACCAGGCGAACCTGAACCCAAACTTGACGAACTGGTTTCGCCCCCCGAGGAATCGAAGAAGGAGAAGCGGAAACTAAAGAAGAAGGTGGAAGAAGAGCTGGAGCCGGTACTCTTTAATGTCGGTGACGAAACCGGCGGAGAGTTTATGGGATTCAGCAATGATGCGAAGCAGACGGTAGAGATTGCTGGGACAACGTATCCTACGGTCACACATTATGTAGGATCAATGGAAGCTCTGGAATCAAAGAACGATACGATCAACGAAAAGATCATGAAGGCGGCATCAGCGAAGGCGGCTAAGGCTTACCTCAAAAAGTTATCAAAGAACGAAACGTGGGAATCGAAGAAAGATCAGGTGATGCGCGATGCGATCAGGGCTAAGTTTACTCAACATCCAGATCTTCGTACGAAGTTGCTGGATACTGGAAAAAGACCGATAGGGTTTGCGGACGCTCGGGATATTTACTGGGGAATCGGAACGTCAATGGATACAGACAAAGCTAAACTAGCATCAAAGTGGCGCGGACTCAATAAACTTGGAAAAATGCTGGAAGAACTGCGTTCTCGTTTGTTGGACGAAGCTAATTAAACGTCTTCCAGAGGTGGTGGAGGTGGAGGTGGTAGTTCGTAGTTTGCACGAATCTGGGTAGGAGTGAATTTCACAATCATAGGTTTGGCAGCAAACGGATTTTTCAATCCTTGAGGCATGACATTTTTTGGAGCTTCAGGTTCTACTGGATAAGTCATACTGCGCTGACGTTCCAAAGGAACACGTACAGGATTGTGTCGGACTTCTACTGCTTCATCATGATATACCGGATTCACGAGCTTTTGTTTAGGTGAGCGACGGCTGTAAGCAACTGCAAAAGCTACACCAAGAACACCAACGACAGAAGCACCGGCAGCAATTCCAACAACAGCAATATCTGGAGAGTTAGAGTTAGAAACCTGCTGGGCAGCAACTGCATTCAAGATAGTCATGGTAGGAGTAAGTGTGGCTGTTCCAGTATAACTCCGTGTTCCGGTCATAGACATGGTTGGAGTATAACTCGATGTCCAAGTGGAAGTTCCAGTATTGGAAGGAGTTCCTTGGGGCGTGAAAGAGTTTGACGCTGTGCTTCCGGCCGTAGAAGAACGAGTTTCACTGGCTGTTACGGTTCCTGTTCCAGACGACGACGCTCCAGGGGAGGGTGTGCGAGTTCCAGTAGCAGTTACTGAACTTGCTGCAGAACGAGTGCGTGTGGTACTTGCTGTAGGGCTTCCAGCAACTGATCGGCTCAGGGTAATTGTTGAGGAAACGGTACCAGAAGTAGAAATAGCGCGAGTACGAGTCGTAGTCGTAGTTGGACTAAGAGATGGACCAGCTCGAGACCGGGTGGCGGTAATTGTAGGAGTAGGGGATGACAAAGCACGAGTGCGAGTCCCAGTTGTCGTAGGGGATGCTCTAACTCGAGATCGGGTAGCTGTAGTTGTAGGGGTAGCTGGTCCTGGACGAGGACGGGAGGCGGTAGGACTAGGAGTTCCTACGACGCGAGTACGAGTAGCCGTAGTTGTAGGGGTAGCTGGTCCTGGACGCGGACGGGACGCGGTAGGACTAGGAGTTTCTAGGACGCGAGTACGAGTAGCTGTAGCAGTAAGCGTCGTAGTCCCGGCAGTTGCTTGGGGATGGACGGGAGTTATAATAGCAAATAGAGATACTAATAGGGTAAGTAACCTCATTTGTTATTAGAAAGGAAATATTACGTAAATAGCATTAATCAATTAGCGAATTCGCCTTGCACGTACACATAGTATTCACATCGAGGTGGGGGAGGATGGCAACGGCCGCTGGGATGAGTTAGCAGCTGTTCGTAAGGAACACAATTTTGTAATCTAGTTGTGCGTCCAGTACGCGGATCGTACTTGGAAACAGTTGCTGCAAACATCTTTTCTTTACTAATACTTGCAACGTTGCGCTGGGGACAGAACTGAAGTTGCTGGTACTGGAACTTTTTTGCTCCGGCGTATGCCATTACTACCTACGCAGATTTGGAATTTTGTATCCACCACATCCGACCCGGCACACACCCACTAGTGGCGAATAACCGAGAAGAGGGCCACTGGGTCTGTTTTTATATATATGTCTAACTTGACGGATCGGACATCCCGCTCCCATCTGTTTCTTTGTAATACTCGGCATATGATTTAACAGCTGGAGCTGAAGCTGGAGCGTGTGAGCCAGTACGCTGTTCGGGAGGAACATCGTCGCCAATCACAGGTTTGACGTACCGATCAAACAGCTTCTGACCAATCTGGCGAGAGGCTTCGTCGTCTGTAAGCTGACCTTTCTCAACCTGACGACGCAGAGCTAACATATCGAAAAACGTTCCATCAAGCTTACCCGAAAAGTGCATCTCAAAGATGGATGGCATATCGTCATAAAGTATCTGGTTCTCAGCCACCACCTTATTGCGATACTCAGTAGGGTTGGTCTGTTTCAGACCCTTGTGGCGTCGCATACTGTAATCCATCTCGCGAACAAGAGCTTGGATCTGAATAGATGTCAGTGGCATTTGTGTTATTTCTGCGCTATACATTAATATGCCTACCACAGCGAGCAATGGGCAGATGATTGTTAAACCTACAGAGGTAGAACCCGTGAAACCAATGCCTCTTTCCCAGATTTCAGGGAGCATTGCGCAAGCGGCTGCGGCAAAAACTGCGGCGGATGCAGCTCAGCAAGCGGAAACAGCTAAGGCACTGGGAGCTGGTCAAAAAGGGGCTGGGCGGCACCGTACACGTAAAGGGCGCGGACGCAAGATTCGCGGAGGAGCGGCAGTTCAGCCAGTGAACATTCCTACAGCCGGAAGTGTTCCGGGACAGGATCCTACAGATATCGCTCAGAAATCGGTAGAAACCCTAGCTGCCCTGAAAGCCGGAGCGGCATATGACCAGTTCGCTAAATCTACTCCTATGACGGTGAAAGCTTCTGATCTAAAAGGAGGATTCCGGCTGCGTGGAGCTGAGGATATGTACCCCGGAAGCGGTACCCAAATGGATACAAAAGGTAAGCGTAAGACAAAGAAAAAGCATGGACGCCGTCACAGGAGGACTCGTCGCGGGAAGCGTAGTAAGCATAATACTGTACGTCGCCGGCGCAGTCGCCGTGTTTAGTGGAACTTGGCAATCTATGAGTTCGCCATTCATGCTTTATTTGTGGCTCATTCTTCTAACAGGTCTTACGGTAGGACAGCTGGTACTGACTGGGTTTGTAGTTTCGGCGCTTGCGGCAGCACCTCAGCAAGAAGACACGAAAGTTGTCTGACAAATTCTACCACTTCATCATGATCAGTAATTCCAGTGAGAATAATCTTTCCAGTTCGGAAAACCTTAGCTATCCAATTCTTTGGACCGATGCGGATCTTGGCACCAGGATACACATCGGGATCGTAGGCGCACGTAACATTCTCGCGCCCTAAATTACGGATATTTGTGAACATGAGTTCACGAGGAACCGTTTGGTTAGATGATAGTTTCGTAGTATAATTCATCAGAACAACTCGCCGTTTCATAATTTCATACTTTTCGGGAGCATCAATAATTGATTCGCGGCACTTGGTCCACAGAGAGTTGAGCAGAATACGCATAGAACAAGTATCGTATCGTGGATCCAGAATCCCAGTTAAGTGAAACACTCCATTCTGAAAGATTTTTATGGTAATTTCCTTTTGGGGAAGAGCACCATCTCCATCATTCAAGACCACAACGGTAATTGAGTTGTGACAGAAACCTGTCGTATTACTCGGACTCGTCTTGGTTGACCGGCGCTTGATCTTATCTCGCTGACTTTCGCCACGCCGGGCAACACCACGTTTCTCAATCTTGATGACGGAGGTATCTAGTGGAAGATCGCTCATAATTTTGTTAGTATCAAACTTCAGATTCGTGTTGTACAGAACGACCATCGTCGACAACTTTGGCTGGTCCATACTGATTTAAAGGAACTTGAGTATAAATGGAATGAGTTTCGTTTTTCCAGGAAAAGGGAATACTGTATAAAAACTTTGATATCATAGCTACTGGAAATTTACGAATGAGTTTTCTTAGTTGAACTTGGTGGGCAGATTCAAGCATCCATCCTGGTTCCAGGTATCCCAAAAACACGGCACACTCTGAATGATGGTTGACTACGGACATAGATTCTTCTGCAAGTTTGGAAATGGGAACTTTTGACAGATCTAGTAACTTTCCATGAGTTTGTTTGAAGTAGTCCAAAAACTCTTGGAATTGTAGAATATTGGTGAGAACGTAGAGCATTAAGTGTTAAACTTACTTGACAGTAAATGTGTTCGCAGGTTTATTAATCTTCTTCTGATCAGGCTGGATCGCAACGTTCTTATAAGGAGTAGGTACGCGACGAGGGTTAACCTTGAGATCATTTCCGTGATGGCTCTCAACGTACTTGAGGTTGGGCAGAGCCTCGCCTACCTTGTAGTTAGGGTTGATACCACTGCGGGTACGAATGGCCACAACTGGAATGTTGCTCTTAACGTGAGCAATGGTGACACCACCAAACGCTGCAGCCTCCTTGCCGGGCTCCAGATTTCTGAATATAGCCAACTGACCACCACCCTGAGAGGGACGGTTAGGAGTGTCGGGGAACGCAGTATGAGCCTTGACACCGTGGTTAGCTGGGCGACTGGTGATGCTATTTGCACACGCACCTGAGGTGGCAATAGATCCAGTTGTGCACAGGGTAGGGTTGCCCAGATTACGAATGGTGTCATCAACGAACTTAGGAGGAGTGACTGTCGCAGCAGCATGAGGCTCTCCAAGAGCTTCCTTGCATCCCTGAGTCCTACGAGTAAAATCCGAAGCGCTCTGTGGAACCGCGGCAGACGTTAAACGAATACCCGGAGTCTGAGTAAGTTTACCCGACGGCAAACCGGCCCTTACCTCTTCTCCAATCGCCTGACCTCCGACATAGGCTGTAAAATCGGAAGCGCTGCCTACCCTACGAGATCCACCACCAGCCTTGTACGCTGACTGTGTCTGGGTAATAGGCTCCTGTGAAAAATCAATGGGGTGACTGATTACACCCTTGGTCTGCTGATTGCTCAAAGCAAAAACACGCGAGTTTCCTAGACGCGTCTGTGTCGTAATATCAGAAGCATCCTGAAGCTTTTTGGTGTTGATGACTTTAACATCCGTAGACTTCTTGCTACGGAGGAATTCAGTATAAGACATGCCCTTCGGCTTGAAGGTACAGGACATATTTGTCTTTAGTCTAGAATATTAGATCAGATCAATATGCGATAGAACATGGCGGCGGCAGCACTGCTTCGTAATTTTAAGATCATCTAGAGCCTTTCCTTCTGCGGTCTTTACCGTTGTAGGTGTGAGGTACTCCATATCGTCGGGCTTTCCGTCAGCTCGGCGGTACTCCTTGACCTTTTCAAGATAAAGAGGGTACCGATTAGAAAGCCAGGGGTTATTACAAGTCCAGCAGCGAATAGGGATCAGCATGTCTTATTCCTATTCATCATAGTTTCTGTATATTCGTTTTCTGTACATTGAATAAGGATGAGCAACGATTCAGTTTTTGCTCTGGCAATCTTAGGAGTACTGCTAGTTGTACTGGCGTTCAAAAAGTTCTCGTTGGGTTTACTTGATATGATGATGGTGTCGCGATCAGGATCAACAGCTGTATTGCTCTTGGCCGTGCTCGGACTCTTTTACAAAAACTATTTCTACACTGCGTTAGCTCTGTCCGTACTATCAGTATTTTTACTAAAAGACTTACGAGGTAAGTATGTAACTTCAGACGCTCGACGTTTATATGGAGAAACCGTCCGTGATCAATCTCGGTTTGATGCAAACCAGAGCGTAGATATACAGTGGGGAAACAAGACGGCAAAGCACGATTCGCCTAGTATGTTGGTCAAGCCATTACCTGTAGACAAGTTACTGATTTTCCCGCCAAGCGAGGCTACCCTTCGCTCTATGTGTGGATGATCTTGAGTTCCATAGCACTCCAGTACTCCGAAATACCAGAAGGGAACCTACGATGAATAATGAACGGCAGAACGCCTTCAGAGATCTCGCGTTCGGCTACATTCCAAACAAACAGAGGGTCAGACGTCAACATACCATCCAAAGATATCAGAGGGCGAGCGCCATCTGCTATCTGCTGGGCCCGAGTACCCAATAAACAGGCGTACTCGTACTTCGTATAATAAGGATCAGTAACGCGAGCCGTATTCAAAGTTTCAGCAACCTTCTCGCGCTCAACTGCCTGAACCTCAGGATGAAGAAGACGGGACTCAAAGCGCAGTTCTTCCATTGTATGACTACTCTAAGATTATGTAGATACTTTCCATTTTAATCCATCCAGCTTATTTATCTTAATGGAACTTCTGGACGTATTTGGCAATGATCTGACAGTCGTGAATGCCGCGCGTGTATCGTTTGCTAAGGAATCAGCTGAGTTTACCGAGCAGGATGGGAAGCTAATTAAGTATCTCGCGAAACATAATCACGTTTCACCATTCTTTCATCCCCAACTCCGATTCCGATTCAAGATGCCGATCTTTGTAGCGAGGGAATGGTACCGTCACCAAATTGGGTTTGCGCGTAACGAGGTGTCGCGCCGGTACGTGGACACTACTCCGGAATGCTGGATTCCGTCGCCAGACCAGATTCGCGAGCGTGATCCGAAACTGAAGCAGGGAAGCAAGGAGAACCAGGTTGATAATGCCGACCTAATTCATGAGATGATGAAAACCCATACAGAAGTCAACGTGATGCTGTATGAGGATTTGCTTTCAAAGGGTGTAGCTCCTGAAATTGCCAGGTGTATTCTACCCCAGTCTATGATCACAGAGTTTATTGAAACTGGTAGTCTGGCAGCTTATGCTCGCCTCTATAAGCTGCGTACGGATCCTACCGCCCAGCGCGAGATCAGGCGGTATGCGGAAATGATTGGAGAACTTATTGAGCCGCTGTTTCCTATTTCTTGGAAGGCTCTAACTTCCGCTTCTGAGTAACTAGACGACCTTTTTTCACACACGTAAATTTCTTCAAGGTACGCCCACGAGGAAAAAGGATGGTGCGAGTGCAAATCGCAATCGCCGCTCCTTCCTTTGACTTAGCGTACTTCTTGTTAAGCTTCACCGTTCGGCGAACAGCTTTAATACACTTACAGAACCTGTCTTTCTGGCTCGCCATTACTTAGTACCGGCATTCTGTTTCCACATACGGTCGCAATTGCAGCATTGGTAAAACCATACCAGCTTCTTCTCGTCCAGCTTCTTTCCTACCACATCCCATACGGCTCCAGACTTGGACGGACAGTCCTCGTTTGAACATGCAATATTGTCAAAGTGTGGAAGAGTTGAGTCGTGTTTGAGGTAAGGATTCATACTCAAACGAGTCGTCTTATCCTCTCGGAGAATATGTTCATAGACAAGCGGATTCTTCTTGTCGATTGGAATGGTATATTCGCAACGAGAACAAACACGAACAGCTGTCTTGGTACCATCCACGACCCGTTCATCGAAATCATTCAGCAAACTCTTGCACGCGGGGCAGAACTTCTCCATATCTTTACCTATTCATACCATTCATTTATAAATTCGTTTCTTAACGGTGCGTTCAAAACGGATCCTTCGCCAGAAAGTTGTCTGGGGTCAACATACGGAATGGCGTCGAAGGGGTCTCTACGCGAGTTTTTGGAGAACCATCAATCTGACGGTACTTGGACTCACACCTCGCTTGCAGGAGGAAAGTACTTTATTGGCGAGGATGATATCCCCAAGTTTTACGAACTTTACATTGAAAGCATCATGGATCAAGAGAAGCAGTACATTGTGGAAAAGTCTACCGAAATCGGTCCTCTCCGCATTGACTTCGATTTCATCTATGAGCGCAGCCACGATAAGCATCTGCATACGCGAGAGCAAGTGACTTCGTTCGCGAATGCTTACATGAACGAAATCAAGCAATACCTTGTCCTTCCGGAAACGGTACAGCTGTATATTATGGAGAAGCGAAAGCCAACTCTAGATTCTAAAAAGAGCAAGATGAAGTCGGGTATTCATATCGTAGTTCCGGATATCTGTACACACAAGTTCGTTGAGCAGCGCGCACGTCGCAATCTCGTGAAAACGATGGACGATCATTTCAAGGGTCTGCCACTTACGGAGAGCTGGGAAAAGGTGTATGATGAGCAGGTTGTGAATCGTACAGTTCCTTGGACTTTGTATGGTTCTCGCAAGAATGACCCGAATTCTCTACCATATCTTGTATCATACATTATCGAATGGACTACTGATGGAATAAAAATTGTGGACGATATTCCGAAACCGTCTATGTCTTTAATGAAGACTCTGTCGCTTTGCCGCGACGAAAAAGATGAAACGCCAATGACTGAGGAAGCTCAGAAGATTTATGCTGGTCTGAAGACTCAGCAGGATGTTCGGATTTCGGGTGGAAGCGCAGTTCTTCCGAGATCAGGCCGCCAGCTTCAGCGTGGAGATAAACCCGGTTCTCGCGGTTCATCTCCCGATGGTCGTATCGTTATTCCCCCGCTGGATCCTGAACGCAAACAGTATTTGAAAAATCACGTAATGAACTGGAATCCCGAGAGGGCTGACGGGTACAAGACATGGATTGATGCAGCACATTGCCTGCACAATATCCATCCGGATCTCATTGACGTGTTTCTAGATTTCAGTCACCAGAACGAAGAGAAGTATAACGAGGCAGACTGTATCAATACTTGGAACTCTATCTCTTACCGAAATGATGGAGATCGTTTGAGCGAGAAATCTTTGCGATACTGGTCTCGAATGGATAACCGCGAAGGGTACGACAAGATTGAATCGAATAACGTAGATCGACTCGTACTTGCCGCATGTTCAGGAACTGAGCATGATATGGCATGTGTCATTCACGCCAAGTTTCGTGATCTGTACAGCTGCTGCGATTTCGGTAAGAATATCTGGTTTCGGTGGGCCGGACATGTGTGGCGCGAAACTGATAAGGGCGTAGATCTCCAACTAAAGCTTTCAAAGCAGATTGCACAGGTATTCTTTCTTAAGATGACAAATCTCCAGATTGAAATGACGGACCGTGGTCTTACCGCGTGTTCGGGAGAAGGCAAGGCAGATTGCGGATTCTGCGAATACTGCCAAGTAGAAAAGCAGCGTGCAGGACTGAACATGATGTACATGAAGCTCAAGACCACAAAGTTTAAGGACAATGTCATGCGCGAGTGTCGTGAATTGTTCTTTGATGAAGAGTTCACGAAGAAACTAGATTCTAACAAGGATCTGATTGCGTTTAATAACGGTGTTCTGGACTTGACAAACTTTGAGTTCCGCGACGGCAAGCCAGAAGATTACCTTTCATTCTCAACTGGAATCGATTATGATCCCGCTCGTAATCATTACGATTACGATACTTGGCCGGCAGTTGACACGTTTATAAAGCAGGTTCTGCCAGACAGAGTAGTACGCGAATACTTTATCAAGCATCTAGCGACTAATTTGGTCGGAGGAAACACTGCTCAGAAGTTCCATATTCTTACGGGTTCGGGGTCTAATGGTAAGTCAATGATAATGAACTTGACGTCTACGGCGCTGGGCGATTATGCTTGCACTGTTCCGATCTCGCTGTTTACTCAGAAACGTAAGGGTTCAGGCAATGCGGCTCCCGAAGTTATTCGACTGAAGGGTAGGCGCTTCGTGACAATGCAGGAACCCGATGAGTCAATTGCTCTCAATACAGGTTTGATGAAGGAGATTACGTCGGGCGAAAAGATGTATGCTCGCGACCTATTTAAGTCAGGCACTGAGTTCGAGGTACAGGCGAAGTTCCATTTGGCGTGTAACGACAAGCCGAAAATCAATACTACAGACGGGGGTACGTGGCGTCGGTTAGTTGTTATCAACTTCTTATCAAAATTCGTGCCGAACCCTGTAGCAAATAACGAGTTCCCGATGGACGAGAGTATCCAGTTTGCAGTCCAGTCGAAAGAATGGGCAACTCCGTTCCTGAACTATTTGGTGTGGGTACTAAAAGACGGCAAGGGTCTGCGAAAGCTTCCGGCTCCACAAGCTGTGCTGCAGTATACTTCAGAGTACCGTGATGAGAACGATGGTATCTCGCGATTCATGAACGAGAAGCTCATGGCGATTCAGGAAGGCGATCAAGTGCAGCCTATTGATAAGACAACACTCAAACGTGTGTTTAAGCAGTGGTTGGTTGATAATGATCTGAAACTGTCCCCAGCAGAAATGGAGAAGCGGGTAGAAGTCACGTATGGCAAGTATATGCGCGGCGGCTGGACGAGTTTCAAGATAGAAGGTTAAAAAGAATTCTAATTACAGACCGTAATTACTGGACCCTAATACTTGCGACCACCCTTTTTCGCTTTACGAACGCGGCGAGTTGTTTTGCGGGTTGAGCGGCGCTTTCCAGCGCGAGTCTTACGATGGCGCCGACCACCAGTTAAAGTCTTACCAGGCGATTCCGGCGCAGCACCAGGTAAGGTTGGGGGAGGTTTTGCGGGAGCTAGAGGAGCTACAGTTTTCGCAACGGCTTCCTTTGCACTGGTAAAGGCACTACCAATAGCGGCAAAAAGTCCACCGTTATCAGATGGGGGCGGAGTAGCCATTTACTTTAATGTAAGAATTTACATACTCAGATAGTTTGTATAAAAATGTCTAAAATTGAAGTTATTTTACGCATGTGTAACAAAACTGCATTATCTGGCGACAACTCTAGACCACCCGGATTCTCAAAAGAGGGTATATTTCAAAATCTTTTGAAAACTCGAGATGAAGATACAAATATTACAGTATTGTTTGACGGAGATGTTTCACATCATTGGATCAATAAGTACGATATTAAAGTTGTTCAATTTACAGGAGGTAACGGCGACTCCTCCTTTCTTTTTCAGATAGATTATATCAAATCTCAGTGCTTTCTTGATGATACAATAATATACATTCTAGAAGATGATTATTTGCACAAAGAAGGATGGGCACCTATTCTTAGGGAGGGGCTCGGACAACTAAATCCCAGTTGTCTGAAATTTGATTACGTGACGCTATATGATCACAAGGATAAATATACTTTAGACTGGTATACGAATCTACATTCAAGAATAGGAATAAGTGAATCTATTCATTGGCGAACAGTTCCTTCGACAACGAATACATTTGCGATGAGATATTCTACATTCATACAAGATTTTGACATACAACTAAGTTACTTGAATCGGGACCATGATAAGTTTTTAGAATTAGGACATCGTGGCCGACTTCTCGGCAGCTGTATTCCTGGTTATTCTACGCATTCTCATGTAGACTTTATGAGCCCATTTTTTTTGATTACCGGCGGCCGCCCTGGATAGGCGAGTACGTGCGGATGTAGGGGAGAGTGAGGTAGACAACGATGATGGCGACGACGAAGTTGACCGTGGCGCTGAGGGCCTCACCGACCGACAGCTTAACGGGGCCGACCTGGACCGTCCACTTCTCCAGACCAGCCTGGGCGCCAGGGAAGAGGCCGCCGATAATTGGCGCAACGAGGCCCTTGGAGATCGTGGTGAAGAACTGGCTCACCGCCGAGCCGAGGAAGATCGCTACCGCAAAACTCATGACAGTCATCTCGGCCATTTTTATAATTCAGTATAGATTCTTTTTGCGGTAAAGAGTAGTTATAGATGGGGTTCAACACTCTTTTCTGGGGTCCTTCGGGATGGCAATTGTTTCATCTTATAGCCTTCCTGTCCCCAAATCCCCAAAAAGTCCTGCTCGAAATGAAAGAGGTTCTGCCGTGCAAGTTTTGCCGCGCGAGTACGAAAGAGTTTGTGGCACAACACCCTTTGCGCGGAGATCCTGCTAAATGGCTGTACGACATCCACAATATGGTGAATCATAAACTACGAACCCAGTGCGCCAACAACCCCGAAGTTCCTAATCCTGGTCCTGATCCTAGCTTTGAGGAAGTTAAAGCGCGATACTTAGCGATGAAACCTACTCAAGTTCCCGGGCGCGACTTTCTGTTTACCATGGCATCCAATTACCCCGATGAACCTGTCCCGGAAGATATGGCTAGACAGCGGCAGTTCATTGAAGATTTGGCGGAAGTTTACCCTTTTGAAAAGTTGCGCACAACATTCAAAGCGTACCTTGCCTCTCATCATCCAGTACCGTTAGAAGGTAAGAAACAGTATCAGAAGTGGATGTACGGATTACTTTCAGCGTTGTCAAAAACAGCTCGTGCATCTATTCTGTCGTATCGAGGATACGTGGCGCGAGTAATGTACCATGCTAGCGGATGCGACAAGAAATCGTATCGCGGCGTAACATGCCGACGCACCAAACAGGGTTTCCGAACGAAAAAGAGGGACCGTATTCGTACTCACCGTATTATCAATAAAACCTTACTTTGATTTTGTTTTTGTTGTCAAAGATTCAACAGCTCGAACATGTTTCTTTCCAAACGGTTCACCCTTCTTCTCTTTCTTGCTCTTTTTTGATTCACGACGAGTTTTAGGTCCGTCCATTTTCTTGGTTAGTTTTCTCTTATTTCTACGAGTTAATTTCGTTTTTACTCTGACTCTTTTTCCTCCAGAATACACATGTCCGTACTTAGAGTAAAATTTATTCCAGTCTTCCCAGTTTATCTGATTATTTAATAACATACGTGGTATAATCACATGAACTAAATTAGATTTAAACTTGCTTATCATAGAAACTAATTCTTCACGAGGTTTAGAAAACTGTTCTTTAATTACAACGTTTGGATCTTTATCTGCTTGTTTAAGAATTGAGTAAACAATAAACATAGTCCAAAACATACAGTTTTTATCTTGAGTTACTGCTTGAGGACACGTTTCGTTAATCTCTATAAGTGTTGGATCTTTAAGACCGATTTCATCATTGACAAACTTAAGAATACTACTTTTAATATCTTCATCGTACTCTGACTGAGATATAAGGTCTGATTGGGTTGGTTCAATGTGTATAATGAACCCTTTTTTACTTAAAATTAAGCTATTCTGATGCGCCTGTGGTTTGTTAGATTTTCCCTCAATATCATTAAAAAGTAGTTGTAATGGTATGTTTAGGTATGGTCTCGTACATTCCCTAAAGCGCTGTTTAATAGTTGGAATAATTTGGTCATTTGAACTAAAATTATATTCGTCAGAATAAAGTTTTAGTACTTCCATAGGAGCTAAAAGGTCGGGATTATTAGCTGCAAATCGGTCAGCAAGTTGTACGATATTGGAGTTTTTGTACTCTCCAGTTAAAGCTGGAATACGTTGCCCATTTATTATGGTTTCACCTAACATCCGAATAGAAGGAAGTCCACATACTTTACTGTAAAGTTTACTGTCTGTAGGTCCAGTAAGCGTAACCGTGTCAACATTCACCATTGCGTCAATAATAAGGGAATACAGGTCTAGTTTGTAAGGTTTTGTCGTTCCGTCTTGCCAAGGAACCCTGGGGTTATGGCTTAATATTTTTTTGAGTTCTTCTTCAGCAACACTACGTTCATCCATTATTTATAAGTTCATTTTCATTTACAATGGAACTTTGGTACTCGGTGGTGATAGGCTCAGTAATCTTTGCCTATATCCATCTGTTTAATTATAACGCCAAGACGTATCTTGAATCCCAGTCTGGGGGCTCAAGATACACTCATCGGGAATCGAACCCGAGCCAAGACCTTGGAAGGGTCTCATTCTACCACTAAACTATGAGTGTGGTGATGGGAGTGGGATTCGAACCCACGAAAGATTGACTAACAGATCTTAAGCCTGTCCCGTTTGACCGCTCCGGAATCCCACCGTTGTTTCTACGTATGCATTCTCTAAACCTATTACAATGAAACTATCGTGGTTGCCAAAATCACTACAACCAAAACCACCAGCTTATCCAGTTCCTCCTCCGGGATTTGTAGGGCGGTTCTATTTTCAATATTCTGATAAAAACTGGGCTCCGTATATTCCTATGCCTTCCGGTCCTATAAACTATCTCGAAATAGGATGTGCGGATGGTGGGAACGCCATTGTTATTTCAAAATCTTATGCCAAACACCCCGACTCCAAATTGTACTGCGTAGATCCGTGGATGGACTATGATGAGTATCCTGAATATAAGGGAATACAGGAATGGGCTTGGGAAAATTTCAACCGTAATATTCAGAAACTTTCGGATCCTGCCAAATTCGTAATTAAACGAGGACTGTCTGAAGATATTGTCCCAACATTTCCCGACCAGTTCTTTGACCTAATTTTTGTGGATGGAAACCATGAAACCGAGTATGTCTATCGCGACGGTCTGATGTCGTTAGAGAAGGTGAAGATTGGAGGGTATATTGTGTTTGACGACTACAACTTTCCTTGGCCACAAACGGTTGAAGGAATCAAGAAGTTTATTAAAACTGCCGGACCACAGATCCGCATAGTTGCAGATTTAGGTAATTATTGTGGTCAAATCATTGTTCAGCGTATATCTTGAACTTGTCTGCATAATACGAAAGATATGCGGCTGATGTATCAGACGTTGAAACGTATTTCTTACATTCTTCAATATCAAACTCGTGCCATGATTTCAAGATAATACACGGAATCACTTTTTCAAGTTTACGAGCAAATACCGAGTCGAGTAGGATAGGTATGACACCCAAATAGTAACATTCCCAGATGCGATGAGAATCTATTCCGTTTCCATCTGGGCAAATTGCGAACTTATGCTGAGCGAGTGAATGAAGGTATTCGAGATGTGACTTCATTGGTTCAAAATGGAGTCGGGATTTCAGTATATCGTAACATTCATTGCGTTTTGAAAAGTTTGTACCAATATTGAAGTTGAAGTATACGTCCTTCGTTTTAGGTATAACACTAAGATGTTTCATTACTTGGCTCAGCATATCTAAATTTCCATGTGGCCACATAGAGTTTGCGATTCCGATAGGAACAAGGTTTAGCTTTGGATGTTCGATAGATACATTTTGAGACCACATAGCGATAAGTTTATCGTGATTCAGTATTGGGAGGTATTTGTTGGTAATGTTTTCGTCTGAGTTGTGTGTGACAAGAACGTACCGATTCTTCATGAGGTGGATTTTGGTCTGAAATAATTCGATATGATGTCCGTAGCAGAACAAGACTTTCGGATTATCCCATTCTTCCATAATTGAATCAATATCTTGGTGTTTTTGAGTGTGTGGGGCAATAACTGGATTCCAACTAAAATCTCCCGTGCGACCTAGAAATACATCACATAACTGCTGAACACGTTCTCCCGAAACAATATTGGATGTGGGATCCGACATCCATCGCCGTAAATCTTTAGAATGTACGTGAAGATTAACTAGGCGAAGACCATTGAGTTTCAAGACTTTATATCCGTCTTCAAATACCCATTCTACCGTAGATTTATTGCATTTGAAAACTGACTCTTCGTTAATGAACCCAAAACAGTGACCGCGACCACACACCAAATCTAATCCACCAATGTACTGTCCCACTGCTGCTGCATCAAATAAGGTTCCAAATAGTTTGGCGTGTTGATGAAACATCGGAGGAAGAGGATCAACGTAATTGGTTATAATCGGAAGAGAATCAATAAGGTCTGGAAACATCCGTCGGAATTCGCCAATTGCGTCCATATCGTTTTTCCCACGAGATCCGGAACCCACAAAGTGTTTGACTAAAGGGTACAATGATTCCGAATCCCGGAAGTAAATAAGCCCAGGAACTGCTCGGCTTTCGCAATCAAACACTGCCCAGATTGGTCTAGTTTCGAATGCAGCTTTTAGTTTCGTGAAATCATAAAAAACTAGGTTATCGTTCTCAATGTGAATAATGTTGTTCAGATTCTTGAGCTTAGCATATTCGTGAAGATAGAAAAAGCGTTCGGTCGCGTACTGCCAGAACCCTTTTTGTAACGAAAATGATTTCTTGAAAACGTTATGTTCGTCACTCGAAACAAGATCCTCAAGAGCAAATACGTTTTGAATGTTGAACTTGTTTATGTGGATACGATTGACAAGAAGATGGATTGGACACTTCACAAAGAGCTGGAGTTGAGTTAGGCAATAAGGCAGATGCGCTGGAAATCCGTCGCCTATATGCACTAACACAACGTTCATTATAAACTAAGATTAAACAACTTTAAATGGTTCAGTCTATATCAACTAAATGAATACTTTGATAACGTTTGGGGCAGGAGGGCAGAAGTACAAGGACGCGTCGAACCGTTTAGTCCAACAGGCGTTGGAGATTGGGAATTTTGATGAAATCAAGGCGTTTTCAGATACTGATTTGAAATCCGACCGGGATTTTTGGGGGAAGCATTCAGAGTTTATCCAAAGAAATCCTAGAGGATACGGATACTGGTTATGGAAATCTTACCTCATTAAGAAGACTATGAAAAGCATGAAGGATGGAGATACGTTAATGTACTTGGACTGCGGATGTGAAATTGATGTACGTAAAAAGGAGACGATGAAACAATATTTTGAGTATTCCAAGACACAAAATATTATTATTGAACCGAACTGTTTAGAATTTGATTGGACGAAGATGGATCTTGTTATTCGACTTGGTATGTCAAAGCACCAGTACTTATACAGTCCACAGCATCAAGCAGGAGCTATTTTGTTTCATGTGAACGATAAGACGCGCAAGCTCGTAGATGAATGGTACAATCTTGGTTGTGATTACCATCTGATTGACGATTCTCCATCATTATTCCCCAATTTACCTGGGTTCCAAGAACATCGTCACGATCAATCAATTTTTAGTTTACTGACCAAGAAATATGCCTTATGTGGTCCTCGGCGTATTACTGATATTGTAAGTTATTCCCGCAATTTGTCGGGCATTTCACAGCTTGAATCTGCGCTTGTAATCGGCAATTGATGCTCTTAAAGTCTTTTTATTCCACAGAACCCATTTGGCCAGAGCTCCGGGCGTATCGGGTTTCTGCCAACTCTCACCCATTCCCGAATGGCGTTTTAGGTAACGCTGTTTGCGAGTCGGATCGCGGTGTTTCGTGTAATCTGACATTCCCTTGGCCCCGAACGGTACTACTTTCTGGTGTCCGTCCGCATAAATAAACGTAGCATCCCATTTCTTTTCCTTCTTGTGCGACGGTTTAATGGATTTGAGTCGGAGTTTACGGGTTTTGCCTCCTTTGACCGAACGCATGGGATTAAAAGCAACGCGTGGAGGTTTAGGTCCCCTCCAGTCTGCGATTCCCGCTAGAGGGTTTACTACAGTTGGAGCTGGAGCTGGAGCTGGAGCTGGAGTTAGAGTTGGAATAGTTGGGCGAGTAACAGGAACTGCGGCGAGAGGATTCACGGTGGAACGTACAGTAAGAGGTTCTAATAAGTCCCGCATTTCTTTGGTTTGTGCGTAATCGTATGCCGTTTTGCCGTCTTTGGTTTTCTTATTAGGATCTGCTCTTTTCTCCAAGAGAAATTTTACGATAGCGATTTTGTTTCCCGCGGAGGCTAGCATCAATGGAGTCACATTTATTATTCTCCCTGCCCCATCCGTTTCCATTGCCGGACTATTGACATTAGCTCCTTTTTGTACCAGCAATTTTACCATGTTAAGATCATCATGACCGATAGCGAACGTTAAGGCTGATATAACCCCAAGATTTGTTACCGCATCGATTTTGGCTCCACGGTCAAGGAGCAATTTTACCATATGCAAGTTGCCTAGTGAAGTGGCAAGTAACAATGGCGTCTCACCAACGGGACTATTATGTCTTGCTTCAATGTCTGCGCCTGCATTCAGCGAATTTTTAGCCATACCTAAATCATCATAGTCTTTAATATCAATAAATAAATACCTAGTCCACATTGGATCCCCACCCCCGCCCCTTCGATTCTTGACGCGCCGAGTTTTGCCTCCCATTATTCTTTCAACCGAAATTGTAATAGGATGGAAGAGTGGTATTCCGCCATGCGGATCCTGCGCGAAGAAAGCGATAATTCTTCTTTAGTGAAAGATTTCTGTTACCGTATTTTCCAAGACCTGAAACGGCTCAAAATCAAAGACAAAAAGAAATTCGCTCAGCGTCTCGGACCCGACTTCGAATCTTGGCGAGAATATTTGGAAACAGAGTTCCCAAAAGAGTTAGTGAAAGATGTTTTGTTTGATGATGATTTTTGGAAACTTACGTTGAAAGTCACCAAGGCGTGAAAAATGGAAGAATGAATCTAAAGACTATACAGACTAATACAATAATGGGCGACGTTATCATCGGTGTCCAGTTCGGAATCGCAAACCCCGATGAAATCGTCAAGCGCAGTGTCGTTCATGTCATTACCGACAAGACACACCAGAACAAAGATCAGCCTGTGGCTGGCGGAGTCTTTGATTCCCGGTTCGGCGTAATTGAAAACGGCAAGATCTGTCCGACCTGTAAGCAGAACAACATTCTGTGCCCCGGTCATTTCGGACACATTCAACTAGCTCGGCCAGTGTACCTTTACCAGTTCATTGATCAGGTGATCAAGGTCTTGCAGATAGTATGTCTGAACTGCTCGAACCCGTACCTTCCCGACGAAGAACTTGAGTCAATCGCAGAGAAGCTGAAAGGTATGGACAGGTTCAATGCCGTGCGTGAACGTACTGCCGATTACAAGACTCACGAGCTGAAGGAAACGTCGGCATGTGCGCATTGCAACTCGCCTACGATCTCAAAGGTCGTGAAGGAAGAGGGTACAATTGCCAAACTTCAGGCAAAGACTTATGATGAGGGGGACCCAATTCCGCTGCAGCCTGAAATGGTTTTGCGGACGTTCCAGCGCATTACTGACCGCCATGTTGACCTGATTGGATTCAATTCTAAATTCAGTCGTCCTGATTGGATGGTGTGCACAGTTCTGGCTGTTCCCCCGCTCACAGTTCGCCCGTCCGTAATTATGGACGATAACCAGCGGATGGAAGATGATTTGACACACAAGCTCATTGATATTGTTCGCAATAACCAGAAGCTGCAGGATCGGATTGACAAGGGTGATTCGGCAGATATGATTGATAAGTACACAGATATTCTGCAGTTTGATGTTGCAACATATGTGGATAACGATATCAAAGGCATTCCCCCAGCCGCTCAGCGATCTGGTCGCGCTCTAAAGACTCTGAAATCTCGTTTGGGCGCCAAGACAGGTCGTGTCCGCGGTAACCTTATGGGTAAGCGCGTCGACTTCTCGGCTCGTTCGGTCATTACACCCGATGCCAACATTGATGTGGACGAGCTGGGTGTACCTGAAGAAATCGCACGGAACCTGACGTTTCCCGAGATTGTCACGAGTTATAATCGTGACCGTCTAATGTCCTATGTCCGCAACGGACCCGGAAAGTACCCCGGTGCAAAGTCTGTGTACATCAAACATGATGATCGGTCCGTAAATCTGAAATTCATTAATCCTGAAACGATTGATTTGAAGCAGGGTGATGTAGTACATCGCCACCTGATTGATGGTGATTCAGTACTATTTAATCGCCAACCTTCTCTACACAAGGCTTCGATGGAATGCCATCGTGTACGTGTCCTGCCGTTCTCTACCTTTCGACTCAATGTATCGGCCACCAAGCCGTACAATGCAGACTTTGACGGTGACGAAATGAACATGCATGTGCCTCAAAGTATTGCTTCCGCGACTGAACTAAAAACTCTGGCTACCGTCCTGAACCAAATCATTTCGCCACGCACGAACTCGCCAATCATTCAGATTATTCAGGATACTCTCACAGGTTCGTTCCGTGTCAGCCAAGATCACGTAGAAGTTCCAGAACACATTGCGATGAACATTATGGCGCGAATGAAGAAGCCGCTGTCCACGTACCGCCGCAAGGACCGGCCAATTACCGGCAAGGAACTGATGTCCACGACGTTTCCTCTGATGAACTTGAATGGCGAAGCCAAGGTCGTGAATGGCGAACTGAAGTCCGGAGTGATGGGTAAGGGTGCGTACGGTTCTGCATCAAAGGGTGCTATCCACGTGATCTACAACGATTTCGGTCCGAAGCGCGCAGGACAGTTCATTAACGATATTCAGAACATTGTCACGAAGTACAACTTGTTCTCCGGATTCTCGGTCGGTCCTTCTGACCTAATTGTCAATGCCGAGACTGATCAGTTAATCAAGACGACGATGTCCGATTGTAAGCAGAAGATTGCGGACATTATGTCTTCTGTTCATGCAGGCACGTTCTTGAACTCTGACGGTCGCGAAAACGGCGAGGAACTGGAGAATCAGATCATGAAGGTAATTGGCGAAACGACGAATAAGCTTTATACTGAAGTGATGAACAAGCTGCCAAAAGATAACCGGATGTACCAGATGGTAAAGTCGGGCGCTAAGGGAAGTGATTTGAATATTGGTCAGATGATGGCTTTGCTGTCGCAGCAGCAGGTGGGTGGTAAGCGTATTCAGTACACCCTACAGGACCGCACGCTTCCCCACTTCCATAAGTACGATGACGGTCTAGAATCTCGTGGATTCGTAGAGTCCAACTTTATTGGTGGAATTCGTCCCGCCGAGTTCTTCTTCCACGCTATGGGTGGTCGCGAAGGTCTTATTGATACGGCTATCAAGACTTCGGATTCAGGGTACATCCAGCGCCGATTGGTAAAGACAATGGAGGATATTCACGTAGAGTATGATGGAACAGTACGTAATGTGAATGGCGCTATCGTGCAATTCAATTACGGCGGTGACGGAATTGATTCGGTATGTGTTGAGAAGCAGACTCTGCCGCTTGCTCTAATGTCTATGGAACAGATCTTCCGCGACTTCGCGATTTCCGCTGACGATATTTCGGCGGTCGTTAAAGGTGAAGTCAAGGAGTTCCATGATATGGTCGATCAGATCGTTGAGGACCGTGATACGCTCGTACGTAACGTGTTCCGGTTCCGCAAGGAAGATACGGTATTTGCCCCAGTACACTTTGAGCGCATGGTAGAAAAGTACCAGAACCCGTACTCTGTGAAGACGGATTTGATGCCAGTGTACGTGGTTGACGAACTGGACAAGATGTGCTCACAGCCATTCGCTCGTCACAATAAGCTGTTCCATATTCTCTTGCGCTACCACTTTGCACCCAAGAAATCGATTATCAAGATGCGTCTAACCAAGGCGATGTTCGACGAAATGCTGAAGGATATTCATTTCCGGTACATTAAGTCCAAGGTTCATCCGGGCGAAATGGTAGGTACAATGGCTGCGCAGTCAGTAGGCGAGCCAACGACGCAGCTTACCCTGAACACCTTCCACTCAGCCGGTACGTCTGCTGCAAACGCTACTGGAGGTGTGCCGCGTATTATGGAGCTTCTGAGTGCTTCTCCGAACCCTAAGACGCCTATTGACACAATTTATCTGGATGCTTCCGTAGCTGGATCGCAGGACGCAGCGATCGCTAAGAAGCGCGACATCCAAAAAACTACATTGCGTGATATCACAAAGTCCGTGCGCATTTATTACGATCCCAATCCGCTGTCGGAGAACACGTATGTCCAGGAAGATCGCGACATTCTCCAGTCGTACCAGAAGTTCTCTGTAACAAATGGTCAGTTGTGTACGTCCCCCTGGGTAGTCCGCCTAGAATTTGACGATATGGAGATGGTGGCGCGTAACGTGATTGATATGACTATGATCGCAGCCAAGATCCAGAACAATCGTGTCCTGAAAGTGTTTGAGTGCATTCACTCTGATACGAATGCTCCTGGGAAGCTGGTGATGCGTATCGTGTTTGCAGCGGATGTTGTGAAGAACATTCTGGCTCTGCGATTCATTGAGGATAAGTTGCTGGATACTGTCCTAAAGGGTATTGAGGGTGTAGGGCGAGTATACCCTCGCGAAGTCAAAGACGAGCTGACATACGATGAGAAGACTGGAGGGTACGTTGCGGCTCCCCAATGGGTACTGGATATTGAGGGTACAAATCTTCTTGATCTATCAACGGTTGCGAACACTGATCCTCTGCGCTCGTTCTCGAACGATATTCATCAGATCAAGGATGTGTTTGGAATTGAAGCGGCCCGAATTGCCTTGATGCGCGAATTCAATACAGCGTTCGCTGGATCGTCAATCAATTACCATCATCTGATTACGCTCGTAGATGCAATGACGTACCCTGGCTTCTTCTTGAAAGCCGATCGTGCAGGAATGTCCAAGAACACGGAGAACGGTGTTCTGGCCAAGTCGTCGTTCGAGGAAACAGCCAAGCATCTCTTTAATGCAGCCCTCACAGGTGAGTCAGATAATATGCGTGGCGTGTCGGCCAATATCATGTTCGGACAAAAACCGCCATGTGGAACTGGGTTTGTGGATATCCTGATTGACGAAACTAAACTACCTGAAGGAACAGAAGAAGATCATGCGATCTTTGAAGAAGAGCGTCGTACAGTACACGAAATGCTGGAAAAAGAGTCAGAGAAGGAAAGTTCAATTTCAATGTCTGATCTGAACATGTTCTAAAAGAAAAAGTAGAACCCAGTTTTGGGACCTGCTTTAGTTTGAAAATTAAATTAAAATTTGGGATTGAACAGTCTCGATTTTTAGTTCACGTTTAGTTGCTGTACGCCAGACCGCCCATGCCGCTCATGACGCGGAGAATGTTGTAGTTCACGGCGTACACGCGCACATCCCACGTCGCATCCAGATCGGCGCTGATAGTCACACCTCCGGACATGTTCATTACGATCGTAGCCGTATCAATGCGCGAGAAGTTGCAGGTGCCAGAAGGCTGGTGCTCCTCGGGGCGCAGAGCAAAGGAGTAGGAGTAAATACCGGGCTGGTGAATAGGTAAGCTCGTAGCCGTCTGTACGGTAGCAGAAATACCACTGTGGTGCTGGAACGACTGGACAGAGTTGAAGTAGTCGCCGTAACGGCGGTCCATACGATCCTGTCCGTTAATCTGGAGGTGCTGCTCGTAAACCGCATCCTGGTCGTACGTGAATGGCTGTAGACGAGTACCGCTGTAGGCCTTAGAAATCGAGCAGTTGGTGTACGACGTAGGCTGGACAACCCATACCAGCTCCTTGACGGGGTGGTTAAAGGTCAGGTCAATACGGTTGTTGTATGACGAAATGCCCTTATCCTCGTTGAACTGGGTCTGCTCGATCAGGTACTCATGAGAATTCTGCGCCATGCGGCGGCGCTCCTCGGTATCAAGGTAGATGTAGTCAATGTACACTGCCGCCTGAACGGGCTGCCTCAGAGACTTGGCGTTATTGAAGTTACCAGCAATAAACTGGGCCTCGTTCCACTCAATGTTGATCTTGACCTCGTGGTACTGCAGGGCAATAAGGGGCAGAGCAGCTCCAGGGTTGCGAGTGTAGAAGAAGTTGAGGGGGATGTAGAGAACATTCGGCAGAGCGGGGTGACCGGAGTTGCCGGTGCCGCTGATACAAGCAGACGTGTCCGTGAACGCAGCCGTCGTAGCCTTTGAACCCAGAGCCGCGGTAGTTACAGCTCCTCCAGACGTAGCAGCAACGAACAGATTGTCACTGTACGCCTGAGTCAGCGAAGACGTGTTGGGACCGCCACCGACCATATTCCACAGCTTCTTGGACGTTGTTAGGTCGCTTGACAGAGCGTCCCACAGGTACAGCCACTCTCCATACAGACGGTCAATGAGCTGACCGCCAATATCCAGCTCAACGTACTTGATTAGATTGTACCCCAGACGTCCCTGGTCGTTGTTGAATGTCCCGACCGGCATAACAACCTCGATGTACGTGGAGTACAGTAGATCAGCGTGGCGGCCAATGAGCGCCGAGTGCTTTACGCCCCACGCAGCCTGGCCAGTCAGATTAATACGGAAAGGCTCCATCGCAAAGTTCGTGTGGCGCTTAAACAGACCCTTCCAGAACGTGATCTGGGGATTGCCGGAAAGGTATGCGTCCTGGGCGCCGTAGGCTACAAGCTGTAGTAAACCTCCACCCATTTGGTATTTATATGTTCCTTACACTCTTTTTTTCTGGAATCTACTTGCGACTATGGCGGGAGCTCCGACGAAACCGACGACGACGACCACCCTTGGGTACATCCTCAGTGCGCGTTACTGAATGGTAAGCATCTGCATCCTGAACCGCTAGTGGCGGCGATTTAGCATCCCATGGAACCGCGTCTTTGTTATCCACATCAGGAGGAGTAATACGATTTCCTCCGCGCGCCTTATAAGTCTTTTTGGCAGATTTTAGAACTGCGCCAAAAGGCTTACCTTTGTTTTTCTTGAGCTTCATAGTTTTACGAACGTGTGCTAACCACTTGTTCGCCATTTAGTTTTAAGCAGGATATTTACCGGCGACCAGCGCGGCGGGTCTTGCGGCCAGCCTTCTTGGTGCCGCGGCGGCGGCGGCCCGCGGCGGGGACAGACGTGTCCTCCATGGGCTCAGCCTCCTCGGCCATATCCGCACCACCCTTCTTGCCGTACGTCTTCTTCGCCATCTTCAGCACCTGGCCGAACTTCATTCCCTTGTGCGCCTTCATCGTCTTCTTAACATGCGCTAGCCACTTGTTCGCCATTTTTTGTTTTAACGCAATATTTTTATTAACCCTGCCGTCTTTTAGACGGTGATGTCGTAGATCGGGGACGTACTCTTCATAGGCTGGAACGAAACTGATGGGTCGGGGAGTACTGGCTGCTTGTACTCCTTGGGCTTGAGCGCACGAAGAGGTTCGGGTTTGAGTACCGTACTGCGTTCTTGGAAGTCACCAATATACACTTCCATCGCACTATCCACTGATCCATAATTCATTAAGATCCACTGGCACCCATACGTCAACAGAATTTGGGGATTCTTGTTGATTAAATCACCTTCAACATCAGGCACGACCATCGTGATGTTATTGCGGTTATGGTTAATAAGTTCGTCGGCGTCGTTGGTCTGAGCTGCCTGTGTGTAGGTTAAGCGACGTAAGTTCGATGTTCCCCATGACATATTCACTAATTCGTCCATTAGCGTACCCTTGACTTCAGTTCCCGACACAATGATCATTTTTGATTGTAATTTGCATATCGGTTCAATCGCCAGATTCTTGCGCTGGTATCCGTACGATACATCGAGTAAATACTGAGGGCATGTGGTTTTCAAAGCTTCGGCACAAGCGTTCATGACGTTATTATTGGTGGTATGGAACACCATACTTAGAATAAAGGGGTCCGTCGATACGGGACAAACAACTGAGTTAAACATATTATTTGCCAAAGCTACACAACAAGCTCCAAATGGAATCGTATTGTAAGCATAATCTGTCCCTAATTTCTGGTTTTTCAAGCCTACGACCGGTCCTCCCGATCCGTCGTCATAAATATCTAATTCAACTAAGCGAGGACCAGCTTTGGCTAACATTGGGATCACAGCATCGGTAATGTAATCATAAATCCTTGCTCCCGGAAACAGAGAGTAGGCAGAAGAAGCCAAGTAGTAATCACATAAACGATACGCGGGAGTCGTAGGGCACCCTAAAGGAGCTAACGCCATAACTGAGTTATAAGCGTTAAATGTAGGTTCAGCAGTGGCTTGAGCCTGTACTTCCGACGGCGTTATAACGAGATAAATGATAAAAGCAATTGCCATAAGTACCAACACAGGAATAACCATAACGAGAGAAAACCCGTACGACTCCATTCTCTTATTCTTTAGGAGCAGTAATAATCGCCATAGTAACAGCGTAAATAATTACACCCACAAACAATATCCTTATTACAAATTTGAACCATTTGTACCAGGCTTCTTCCATTTATATTATACTTTAAACAGTAAACCGCGAAAACCTCTTACGACTTTATCGGGAATACGTGATTCCATTGATGTTCCTGTCAAACAACATAAGTGAAAGTACAAACAGTACATTCCGCACTCGGAGTTCTCGTACTGGTGCCGCGTCTTGTTGTATGTGACCTTCATTGGCTTACTGTGAACGCGAGTAGCGTCCCATGTTTCAGACCACCGTTTCATTAACTGCACAACTTGTTTTTCGGGTTTCTCGGCATAGGAGTCAAAGTATGTGATGCGAGGATACTCTAATTCAGGACGAATGTCGCAAAATAGTGCGATCCAGTGTTCGCCTGGACCAGTACTTGTATCCGTATTAAAAACTACTCCTATCTGATGGTACCCTTTTTTGTACAACGACTTAATATCCAGAGAACACAATGAACTCACTAAACAAGTTCCTAACTCCGACTTCTTATCAAAATCTATAGGTACAGCTCCAACATAATAGTATTCAGAAAACACTTTTGTGTACTGCTTTTCAATGGCATCAATATCTGTAGATGATAACCATTCTTCTGGGTTAGATTTCCATGAACCGGGAGCTTTTGGTTTGGACATCAATGAAAGAATAATGCATTCCGTAGATTTGTCACACTTATCCTGAAGTTTTTTTTGAATTTGTTTCCATACAACTGAAGATTCTCCGGCCCGAATAGGTTTAGAACCCGAATATTCTTTATTGAAAACACGACGCAAGTTCTCTACTTCCTGAGCATCGAAGTACATTGTATTGAAAACGGATAATCTTCTTCTGAACACATATACTGTAAAATAAAATGAGTGATCTTAAGTCTTGTATCAAACAGTACCGCGAGATTGATGATGAGATTCGTGAACTGAATAAGCAAGTGTACAAGAAGCGGGATGATCGTAAGGTCGTAGAGCTAGAGATCGCAGACATTATAAAGGATCCGAAGTACAGTGCTATTAAGAAAATCAAGTTGGAGGAAGATGGGTCTACTATTTCTTTTAAGCGTCCTAATGAATGGGTCAAGCCTTGGTCTCTATCTCAAAAGGATCTGAAGGATCTGGCAACTCAGTACTTTACCAAGAATGGTCCTCTGAATGCCGACGATCTTGTAAAGTTCATTATTGAAACCAAAAAGCAGACCCTTGTTGCGACAGAGTTCAGCTTTACACGCACTGTCCCAGGAGAGCAGGACGAGTAATCTCCTATCCAAGTACGAAATCAACCTGAAAAGGTTTTTTCTAAAAACGGACTTACAAGACATAAACAGATTTAGAGTACAACAAAATGCAACAAGTACAATACAATCCATTCAACTCAAAGAACCGCTTGTTTACCAAACCTGATATTCAAGCGATTCTTTCGAAGCACGGGTGCGAGTTTGTAGTTATGAACACCGAACTGTTTCAGAAAGCGATGGTTCATTCGTCGTATGTCAAGAAGATAGAGTATACTTCGCCTACGGGTGAAGCCGCTCAACTTGCTGAAAAGCCTCGTGAATGTCTTGGATTATTCGACGAATCGTATGAACGTCTGGAACATTTGGGCGATTCTATTCTTGGTGCGTGTGTATCTACTTATCTCATGAAACGGTTCCCTGAAGAAAACGAAGGGTTCATGACTGATCTGAAAAAGGAGATTGTGTGTAATGAAATGCTGGGTTCACTAAGTCAAAAAATCGGACTGGATAAGTTCTATATAATTTCACGTCATAATGAAGACGTGTGTGCTGGACGGGTCAACTTCAAGAAACTAGGAGATATCCTAGAAGCGTTTCTTGGAGCTTTGTGGACAGATTCTGGTAACGATTTCAAGATTATGTACTCGTTTGTAATTTGTCTGGTTGAAACTTATATTGATATTCCCAAGATCTTGATGAATAATCGAAACTTCAAGGAGCAGCTCCAAAAACTGTACCAAGCCAAGTTTCATCATACTCCAGGATACGCTGTAGTTTCCGCAGCTACGAATCAGTACACTATGGCAGCTGTAGACGAAAAAGGAAATCATCTGGGGATCGGAACTGCGCCTACGAAAAAGCAGGCTGAACAACTAGCGGCAAAAGAAGCAATTCTACGGCTTTCGGGGAACACGGCGAACAAGTAGTTCGCGCTGAGTTCCAATAGGAGGCGTATCATCTCCATCCTGGCCGCCACCACCCTCAATTGATTTAAGAGCTTCAGCTACACGCTGCGGTTGATCAGCAAACTGGATAAGAAGCTGGGTGCGAATCTTGTCGCGGCTCAGAGCCGGACGAGATGTGCGGACTGAGCGAGACAAACTTCCCTGACCTTCAAGCTTGAAATCGTCGACCGAATTATCGCGCATGAACTTCAAAATGTGCTCAGAGTTCTGAGCCTTTTTGTCCCGGATCTGCTTGATCTGTAGCTTGAGAGAACGTTCCTGATCATCTAGGGTTACCCATTCTTTTAGAACATTGCGCACTTGTTCCGTCGTGTCTTCGGACATTTGAGTATATTAGTCCGCCTAGTTGAAAATCGCTTACCGGCTTTTTTACGAGAAGGTACAGGCGCAAATGAAGTCTTTTCTTCGGTCGGATCCTCGGATAAAGGAGCAGTGGCTACAGCTGTTGATTGAGATATGGGAGTCTTAACAGCTTCACTAGCGGTTTGTTTGATACTGGCAGCCGATGGCATTTTTAAATTAGAGGAAGCTGCCATACTGCTTACCGTATTTTTGGCGTTCTCTACTGCACCCATAAGGCTTCCATAAGCTTGAGAAATCGAGGCAGAAATACGGTCAGCACGATTATAGAACTTTGTTCCAACCGTTTCAACAGCCTTAATTCCGCGCATCAGAGCCGGTCCAATGACAGGAACCATGCCAGATGTAGCCTCCAAAGCTGCTCCAAAATCTTTACGTGACATACCGATGACTGCAGCTAACCACAAAAACCAGAACGAAAACAGCCATCCTAGGAAAATACCAACCAGACCTGCCAATGGAAGAGGAATTAGACCTACAAGAGCTGGCGTGAATGTTTGGACATTGGACGCAATTACGGGAAGGGTAGCTGCAGTAACGTCCAAAGATGCACCAATCAGGTCACCAAACAAAGGAATGCTTTCTAATGTATCCAACACGAAGATAAAGGGAATGATCATACGGATAAATAGTTGGACGGATTTTACGGCTCCCTGAACTGCAGCATTTGGAGGTGGAGGCTGAGTAATTCCAGCCGCCATATCAACTAGATCTGACCCAAACTTATTAAAAATACTCCCAATCCCTTTATGGTCTACCTCACCTCCAGTCTGTCCCTTACGTATTTGACGAAATACAGACTTTGCCTGTTCCTGCGTAAAAAGAGGCTGGCCATCTTTCACGAAAGACCGGCGAATATCTTCGGGAGATTTGTACTTTCCCTTGTACAGAGCTTCATACGCACTCAACATACGATCCACATTATCTGCGTCTGCTGCGCCAATATGGCGCTTAACTATTTTTCCAAAAGATGTAGATGGATGCTTATCGTGAAGCTCCCACTGACCCATTAATTATTACACACAAATTTACAATGGACGACAGTTTGGGTGTCGTATCGTGGAACTCTCAGCTTGAAAAAATACTATCAGATGAAGGCGAAAGATGTTTATGTTATTCATGGTTACACGACAGATCGGAAAAGAGGTATTCTAGATTACATACTGCCATAACATTACCGTCAATTGTCATGGCAACTCTTGCTGGTTCTGCTTCTATTGGAAGTACCTCGTTGTTTGCAAAGACCGAAATCGCAAATGTAATTATCGGTATTATAACCTTGTCAGTAGGTCTTTTAACAACAGTATCTAACTATTTCAGTTGGGCCAAACGATCAGAATCTCATCGTATAGCCGATATAACGTACAAAAAGGTTTATAAATTCATCTTGATAGAGTTATCTCTTCCAAGAAGTGAACGTATGGCAGCAAAAGATATGCTGAAAACTGTCAGAGATGAAACTCAACGATTAGAAGAAACAAGTCCTCAAGTTCCGGATACGGTGATTAGAGAATTTAAAAAGAGGTTCGGTGACACAACTCCTGAAGTCACAAAACCAGAAATCACGAATGGCCTTGATCCTATTTATGTATACCCATCTGATCTAGATTCGCCGCTAGTAGGAGGAATGAAGAAACAAATGTCGGAAATGATGCTTGATCCAATGTACCGCAGCCCACGTCCTTCCATCCTGATTCCAGGAGAATCTCTAGTTACTATTAAACAACCTGTATCAAACCCACTTAAAACTTCCATTTCCGATCACATTCCAAACACGTCACAAACGTCGTCATCGGTTCATCTGCCGACCGTGTCTGAAGCTGATAATAATCACACTTAGCCTGTTTCTTGCAACGCGAACACCATAGAAAGATTGAGGCGTTCTGGTTCTTAGAATACACCTTCTTCTCCATTTCAATAAAATGTTCAATAGACGCCTTCCAACGGTAAGGACACATGTCTACAGCTGTCATTTCAGCAAATGTGCGCGGCGTCACTTCGCCAGATTTTAGCTTTGAAATCCAGTTCTCGGAGTTCTTAACATACCCGTTACGCAAGTTTTCATAGATGGAAATTGCGCGACTACGGTACATGCTCCAAAACACACGATTACTCCAATCAACATCAATGCCTTCTTTTAAAGCTTGGTCGCTGATTACATGTAGAACCGATTCTTCTAACGTTTTCGACATATCTGCTTCCAGAAGTTCACTGAAGTTTTCCACTACTTTATCACGAATCGGGCAATCTACAAACACGTTCTTTGACCTAGTATGAATTGGACGTGAATGGACGAGTTCACGATGAACTTCTTCCTCCTCTTCCTCTTCCTCTTCCCCCTCCTCCTCATCCTCTTCGGCTACTTCAGCATCACCTTCCTCTTCATTGTCTGCGAAGGTCCATTCCTGATACAGAGCATTGTAATCTGAAGCCTTCAAGTTCTTATACTCAGAAATATGCACATCGTACTGGTCCTGATCTTCGGACTCGGTAGCCAGAACTACAATGTTACCCGAATACGTTTCCTCATCAAACGGAGAAGGAAGCATATGATTATTCATCAAATCAGGATTGTCACATGCACATGCGAATATCGAAAGCCATTGAGTTTCATTCAACGGATCCTGGATCTTTCCTTGAAACTGAAACTCGGGGGACTTGTACTTTTTCCGAATCCATTCCAGGACATCTGTAGTCTTTGCAGGAATCTGAATATCAGAAACCGTACCGTTTGCGGCAATTGAAACGCCGTACGTCATCTTTAAGTGTCTAGAGCTATGAAGGTGTAAGTTCGTTTTTAAAACGGATTTTCTCGTATAATAAATACTTACATCATCAAGATGTCTTACGTACCACCCCATTTGCGAAATCGCAAGGAGAAGCAGCCGCAAACTATGAAGGAAACTAAGATCGTTGAAACCGAGTTTCCTGCATTTGTATCAAGCCATACGCCCATGGGTAATTTCAAGGGGCCAAGTTTCCTGTCGAAGATCACCGATACCTCCAAGGTAGATACGGCAGTTCCCACAAAGGAGATCTTAATTCCTACAACACGACTAATGTATTCGCGTTACGATAAGAAGTACGATGAATATGATGACGAAGAGGAGGAAGTACACCCTGAACATGAACCAGTTCCAGCATCTAAGACTGAAGATGATGGTTGGCAAACAGTAGAACGCAAGATTCGGGTGAAGCACGACAAGGTTCAGGAAGCGCTGGATAATGATGATGCTCCTCTAGAGGAAGATGAGGATGAGTCAGCATGGGACGAGCAACCTGAAGAGTACGAAACCTACTGGGATGAAAGACGTCACTAAATTAAATTACGGCTTCCAGTAGATTTAGTTAAGGAAGGAGAACTAGTTTCAGGAATCAAGCTGCGACTTCCAGTAGACCTAGTTAATGAAGGAGATGAACTTGTCGGTGTAGAAGCCGCTGAAGTTTTTAAGTTTAAGCTAGGTAAGGAAATATTCGATACACCACTTACAACACTACCGCGCATCCACATTGCAAAATTACGAGCTTTATCGTTCAGGGTAAGCAGAACTGCCACCTGATCATTGTAGGCGTACGCAGCATAAATAGCCAGACCTATAGCTATCATCATAAGCAAAACATTCAAAAGCGCAAACCAGCCGTTATAAGCTGCCTGCGTGCGTGTCCAGTTGAAAATAGAACCCATTATTCCGCTATTGTTACGCTCGTTTGTTTGGACACTGGATACATCGGCTCTAGACACAGGTTTCACGAACTTACTACCTTTTTTCTTATCATCATCAGCTTTGTTTGAGCGAATGCGCATGTAAATCTTTCCGTCGTTAGGCATTTGAGGACCAGGTAACTGCTGACCGTTATTGAAATATACCTGACGACTTCCTAGTGGCTGAACACCTACTGAAGTACGTTTCACCTTTTTCACTAGTAAAGCAAACGCGTTCGAGTCAATGTTGATCATGGACCCAAACACAATAACTTGAGAAGGATTACAAACAAGATTGGTTCCTTGGTACGAATAAAATGTAGCATTCGGTGGAACCATCATACTTAACGACCAGTTGTTCAGTGTAACTTCAGTACGTTGTCCAGTGACCGCATATGGAATAAACTTGTTCAAAAAACTAGTGGATTGAGTTTCGGCAGGATTCACACGAATAAGTGATGAAATTGTCAGATTTTTACCTGTAGGGTTATTGAATAATGCCTGGACTTCAGCGTCAGCCTGGATGTTTTCAATCGTGTGACTGCTTGGATGAGTCACAACTAAAGCATAACAAGAATAACCTTCCCCGTTGAATTTACAAGTACCCAGATTTGTCTGACTAGATAAAACTAAAAATTTCTCACTTTCGATAGCTACATACCCATTTGTCGCATATGCGTCGTCCATCACAAGATCGCACAGACTGTCGCACGGCTGAGCCGTAGATTGTGACAAATTAATTGGGCTCGGATTTTGAGCCTTAGAGCAGTCGCTCATTTGTAGTTTGGCGTTATTTTGTATCTTGGGAATAATCAATGGACCCAGCCGCTGCTGCAATCATAGGTGTTCAAGTTGCACTTCTAGCTGTGATTGGTATTTATACGGGATGGACCGTTTCCAAAAATGCACCAGTCGGAGAGTACAATTCCAAATTCTGGTGGAACGTTGCGAGAACAGTTGTGGTGTTCTTACCCATGGCACTAGCTTGGTTCGGCCTCTTCTGTGGAATGTTCTTACAGGCGATTGATCTGGTTCTTCCGGTAGTTGTTGGAGTAGCAGCTGTGGGACTAAATTTTGCTATAGATTTCGGTGTATCTTCTGGCAGTTTCGGCGTCTTATGGTCTTATATAGCTTACCCATTATTTTGGATTGGACGTAAATTTGGGATGGTTCAGCAAGTAACTGTATGAAAATAAAAGGCAGATTAGATTAATGGCAGCAGCTCCCGTAAGTTCTTACGAGGGGATTTGCGATTTACCCCTGAATATGTTTGGGTACTCTCTTAAGACCCGGTTATTTCCTTCCGTGATTGTGTTCACGTTAGCGATTGGATGGTACTACCTCAACGGTCTTTTTTTCAAAGGAGGCACGACAGCTCTGTATGCTCTTGTCCCCTTCTTTTTTGTACTTATATTAGCCGGTGCCCAATCTTACGTCATTATTAAACAGCCCCAGTGTCCTCCAGTTCCTTGGTGGGGAATTCTAGGAGCTTGGGCGATCGGAATTTTGTGTGGAACGATTGGGTACTGGTCAGCTTGGGCAGCTACCGGAAAACAGGGCGGTATAACTCCCGTCGTGACAACACGCGATTCATTCACGACCGAGTATTTCAACGATACGACAAAATCATTTATCTTTAGCGACAAACCTACTACGAATCTTGACGTTAGTTCATCGGGTATTGGTGGCATGATGTCTTCGGGCGGAGAAAAGTGCACGGCTCCAGCCGCTAACGCTGACCAGACGTTTGTTGTTGATTTATACAAAAATGGTAAGCTCATTACCCAAGCTATTGGGGAGTAATTGCGCGCATAGCATTGCGAAGAATACGATGGTACCCGATCATCTGGGTACCACTGTGGCGCTCACTTCCTATTAAGCTACCATCAGCCCTTGTCGCTACTACAACAACCGTAGGAACAACTTGTACTTTTAATTGACTCGCATATCCAGCAACATCCATATGCGTATCTACACTCACCCACTTCACGTCCGGAAACTCGGTACGAAGTAGCTGAAGAGCCGGTTTAATGACCTGGCACGGTCCACACGTCTTTGACCAGAAATGATAGACTGTCACACTCATTCTTCTTTGATTATTGTAGTTCCCTCTGAGATTAAATGATTGGCGCTGACGAGTCTGTATTCGGTCGTACGAGAAAGTTTATGCTTTACTAGCTCAAATCCCTTCTTTTTCAGTGTCTTAGACAGAGCTGATACTAAAGCAGCATCTACGGCCGCCTTATCCATCTTATCAAGGTTTGCACGGCACCATGTATGAATTGCAGAGTCTGAGATAGGTGGTCCCATGAGAGTTAGAGGCATACCTTCAATTGCGACCTGAGTATTCGTGGTAATCACCTTAACTTCGGCTTCAGGATTCAGAACTTTCGTTGCCATTCTATCAACAATAGCATTGTTGACGCTATTGTAATCGGTTCCGCCAGTATGAGCATCCACATGAATAATCAGAAAGGAATTGAACTTTGAAAGACGGGTAGATGTATCTTCAATCAAATCACGATGGCATACGTCCTTGTTTGTCGAAGTCTTCCAGTTCTTGGAAATCCACGAAGGAAGCCATTTGGTCAAGCAGTTCTTTGAGTAATCAGAATCAGTCATGATCTGAATATCCGTATCGTACGGAAAGTTCTTCTCAATAATTTGAACTGCCTTGGAAATCGCCATTAGTTCACCACGCTGATTGGTTTGCTGTTGATCTGCAGGAATCACTTGGGCTTCAGAAAAGTCCTTGTGATCTGGAAACCATACGCCCCAAGATGCACGAGCACCTTTCTTACCATTATTCTCACATGCTCCATCGGTAAACACTACAACCTTCATTTTATTATCGCATAATGTACGAAAGTCGGAATCCGTTTTGTAATACATCGGCTGTGTATAGCTGGTTGAATTAAGGTAGGGTCTTCAACGTGAAACCATACGCGACACTTGAAAGAACGTTGTTCCAAAGAACGACGAAGCATTTGCTGACATGAATACGTTAGGAACTCGGCGTGCCATATAATCAGAATTCTGACTCTTGTAGCCTGTTTAGCTGGGATTTGAGAGATCCATGTATCAAACCATGGCGAAAACGATTCGGCTGAATTGATGTCTGCAGCATCCACTTCTGAAAACTCACACTGGTGTCCGTACTTTTCCTTGTACGCAGACCAAAGCTTTAGTGTTTCCACATCATTCAAAGGTTCAAATAAAAAGTAATGTGGTGGGGGGAACACCAACATCTCCATTAAGGTTCATGTTGACTCCCGTTTAGATTACTCAGTCTTTGGAGCGGACAGAATCTTCTTAATAGGAATATCAGTAGATACAATGTACAGACTGTTTTCGGTCATCACGATATAGCAGGTTTCACACTTGAAAACAGACTGGATCGTGGACGTGTACTCGGAATCCGACTTGACTAAAAACTTCTCAGTTTCACGAACGCCAATGCAGCACTTCTTGTCTACGCTATCCTGGTAATAGTCTAGGTAAATCGGGCGATCCTCCGTGATAGATACCTGCGCCGCACGAAGCAGGACGCTGGCGGGAGGCACGGACATTTATTTAAACAACGTCTTTGAACTTGAATCTACTGAACGCATTTGAGGGCGTCTTCCAGCTTGAAACGCGACCGCATATTAAGACTTGGAAGGTCAGGGCGAGGAATATCAAGAACAGACTGGATGAACTTATTCATCAAGGTCCTCAAATCCTTAGCTGCTTCTGGAAGAATCTTTGCCGTTTCAAAGAGGAAGTCAACATACTGCGTCGTGTTTTCCTCGGACTGTTCAGTTTTTGGCTGCTTGGCCATTCCCGTCAAATCAGATGAAACGTGAGTCATACATTCACCCACAGTCTTTTCCTCAACTAGTTCACGGACAAATAGTTGCGTTACGAACCTAGCATACCCTCGACGCTTATCTTTGAGCTTCATCCACTCAACGACCTTGTCCGCAAACCCTGCCTCTTCAGACGAAGGGTAGGTCAATGTATTATTCATGTTGTAAAGCTTGGGGAACATCTCGGTCTGAACCAACAGGTCGTCACGAATATCTGGAATATCGGAAACAAGTTTCTTGGCACAGTCTGCCATTAGAATAGCATATCCTGACTGCGAAATCGCCATATCGAACAACAGAGTCGTGACACGGAGCCTGAAAATCTCGTCGCGCTTCTTGATATTTTGAACAACTTTCTCAGACAGTTTATCAAGAGTACGTGGCGCAATCTTGTTCAAAGACCCAAAGACTTCATCGTACTCTGGATCATCACGCTCCTTGACTCGACGCACAGCTTCAACAAGAGCGTTCTCACGCCAATTTTCTGCTGGCTTAGTACGGTATGGAGCCTTTACGGGTGGACGGTAAGGCTTGAATGCTACTGGTGTTATGCGCAGCTTGGCAATGTTATCCTGAACGATCTTCGGCAGAGAAAGCTTCTCTGCAAAACGAACCCCGTACACTTGTGCAACGGTAAGGCTCATTGTATACTATAAGATAGTTTGAAACTACGAAAAACGAATCCATTTTAAAGAATCACTATAAAGAGTATAAAATGGGGTCACTTATAGAGACCACAAAACTCCAGTATTCCTGGATTTTGTGGTATCATGATCCCAACAACAAGGATTATTCTTTGGAAAGTTACGTCAAGATCGTAGACGTTTCAACCCCCCAGCAGTTCTGGTCGGTTGTGGACATAATTTCCAAGGAAGCTTGGGAGTCCGGAATGTTCTTCTTTATGCGCCGAGGATTCAAGCCTTTGTGGGATGTTCCCGAAAACGAGGCGGGCGGTGCATGGTCCAAGAAGATCGAGGATAAGGTTGTACACAGTACATTTATCAACCTAATGGTCCACTGTATCACCAACGAACTCATGATTCACCGAAAAGAAACACTTGTTGGAATCGCTATCTCGCCAAAAGGTCCGTTCTCGATCGTAAAGATCTGGAACACAACTACCACTGTGTCCGATAGTGCGTTTCTTAACCCGGGAATTGAAAACTTTAAGATTGGAGATGATGTTACGTACACTCCCCACAAAGCAAGACCTAAGTAAACACAATGGACGCCGTAGAAAAAGCAGAAAGGTATTTACGGAAAATCGTAGCCTTTTTGTATTCATGGTTATCTACTGACGGTGAAGTCCTGGGGTATATTTTGGGAGTATGCCATTTCGTGATTAGTGCGACCATTTGTGTGATGGTGGTAGTTGCGCATACACTGTACCCTGTCTTATGGTTCCAAATTCTGGTATTTGTTCTTCTTTTAGTTATTTGGATCCAGCACGTGTTTTTCAAAGTGTGTATTTCCATTGTAGCCGAACAGAAGTTAACGAATAACGAACCACCATTCTTTCAAATAATAAGGGATATTCTGCATATTCAACCCACCGAATTCATCAACTATTTCCTGGTAGCAGAAACAGTTTGGGTCGGATGTTTCGGTTTGGAACTTTTGGCGAAACTGTCGGTGTATTTGTACGATTATTACGATCTTGTATTACAATGAAGGTTTGGCAGAAACATCCTATTTACGGCCTTCTTCATATCTTATTTGGACTTGTAGCGTACTTTTCCCCAGTATTTCTCACAATAATTTTATTGTATCAACTTCTCCAGTACTGTCTGGGCGTACGCTTTTTCGCGTTCGAGCAGGAAATACGTCAAGGGAATTCATTGGAACATACGATGTTGAAATTATCGGAAATTGCTATTGGATACATTTTGGCTCCTCTTTTTCTTATTACGTGGAACACGGCATCAGACACAGTTTAATGTCGCCCAGATTAGCTACGACATAACGAATTAGCATGAACCAATCGTTCTTCATCTGTATCTCGAGATTATTGCACAGATTAGTGCACTTCGTAAACAGTACAAGATGAGGCAGGGAAAAGTTACCAGTCACAATCTCGGCATTATCCTTCTTCTTAATTGAAAACTCGTTCTCCGAGTCGCCCATTACGGTCGTTCGGGAAGCGAAGTGGCCCTTGCATCCAAACGTTAGTGACGAAGCCACGTTCTTGATTTCAACAGTCTTGGCGCCCAACAAAGTCATATCGCGACAGATTTTTTGGAAATCTAGGGACGGCATAGTGAAATGGGCCGAGAACTCAGTTTCCGGCAACTGGATATCCGGCTCGTCGCGGTCTAGCAAATTCAACTTGTACCGCGTAACCTGCTTCTTTTCGCCATCTTCTAGAAGAATACCGAGCGTATTCGGATCAGACTGGTCAACGTAGAAAGTAACAGTATCATCATTTGTGGCAGTACGAAGAATGCGATACAGATGATCGGTATTAATACCAATCACAAACTTGCCTTGGTTATGATTATACGAAAACTTCTCGAACTTGTCGGCGTACAGACGCAGATGAACAAGGACGGTGCGAGTATTGTCCATAGCAACCATCCTGATTCCCTCCTTGTCAAAAATGAGGGACATCTCCACAAGAATACACTTCAAAGCTTCCGTCAGTGTGCGAACAGCGCCTGTTTGGACAGTCTTCGCTTCGACGATAAACTCTGGCATTTATTCATTTTAAGTTGATGCGTTTAAAATGCTTTATGGTCCATCCAGGATTCGAACCTAGGTTTCGGGATTCAGAGTCCCGCGTACTAACCAACTATACGAATAGACCAATGTTAATAATACCTAATCCTTAAAATACTTAACGGGTCCCAATATTAGTTGAAGTAGGAGATATCCCCGCCATCATACTGCTCGTTACCCCACCCGCCATCCCTCCCGAATTTGTTGCCGATTGATATCCGTACTTAGAGTTCCATCCCGGTGAAGGCTGGTTAACGTTCCACACAGCCGGAGTTTCGGGCATACCCACTGACCCCTTCATTCCTGATACTGGAGCAGCCATACACGTTAAACTATACGCCGGATATGACGCAGTTGATGGAGTTGGCGACGGGACCGCTGGGGTCATAGAAGCTCCGCCCGCAGTTCCCACGGGACCTGGAGGCATGGGAGCTGTGCTACCCATTCCAGATGATGGGGATACTGCAGCTTGAGCAGCAGCTGAAGGAGGAGCCGACTGATTACAGAATCCAACATTGATTCCGTTGGATGTACCAGTACATTCGCCTACACTATCATTAGCCATTCCCCAATTCCTGGCCCCGTTCGCCGCAAAGTTCCCTCCCATTGCCGAGCATTCACCTGCAGTGTACAACCGCACTTTCTGGCCTCCCGTCAGAGTTACCGAGCTAATACCAGGTGCACCAATTGGACACTTTGGATCATCCGTTGCGGATGGTAAAGCCGAAGCAGAAGAAGACGATGAACCGGCACACGGTTTCTTAACGTATATCTTCTGACCACGATACCTTGCTCCTCCTGTCGGTACAATTGTTGCATCTTCATAGAATTTAGAATATACTGTTGGTCTGCTGTCATCACCGCTTTCTCTACTAATAATAGCTGTACACGTACTATCAGCTGAACATGCAGCTTTTGCCTCATCTAATGACGTATATGTTCCCGAAGCTTTCTGAACACACTCTATTTGGGAACTCGTAGGTGGGGTTCCTGGAGATGGCGGGGACCCTCCATAACAGGCTTGTATGTTCGACAAATTGCTCATATTTCTACCTATATAGCTACTATACGCATCACTGCTTACGAACTTTGCTTCATTTGTGACAGGATCCTGAAGTCCTCCATCAACAGGATCTGCCCAGCACGTATTAGAATTATCCAGACCTTCACGAGTACCTACGAGAAAGTACAGAGCTGCCAAAACTAAAACTACAAGGCATCCAATATGCCAAGCCTTGACTTTCATTATTTATTCCTCATCTTTCTTTTTGTCCTCGTCAGAACTGCTATCATATCCACCAGCCATCGCCATTGCTCCACCACGTGCACTGCGCTTGACGCTCACAATACGACCATGCTTGTTTTTTTTCAGATCTTTGCGCGTCAATCCACCCTTCGTTTTTTCGGCCGTTCCATTCCACACTTTGCGTCGAGATCCGATCTTTGACGAACGCTGGGTCTTGCGACGACCACCCGTAATAGCAGAAGCGTTCATTATTTACTTAATACCCCACCGAATTTTTCTAGGTTCAACTTTTCGTGTCCAAAAAGAACTGTTTCTCCGAATTTCAGTCTGTATGTCTGGAGAATACGACGACACAAACAATTTTGAAAAATCGTAAGTCTTATCAATCATTTCATCGTACTTTTTCTCAAGGTACTCTGACGTAATTTCAGAGTAATCAGTCGTATACAAAATCGGACAGTTTCCGTATACTTCTCGAATATGTCTACTGTCTTCTACTATCGGAATACATCCAGCCATAAGTGCTTCATAGTGTCGATGGCAGTCCACACCGTTTCCTTCTGGACTTATCACAAATTTATAGCTCGGAAGCGATGTAAAGTACTCGGAAGATGCAAGAATTGTATTCTCAATTCCATTGGATGATAATATATTGACAATAGCCGATCTATTCAGTACTTTTTTGCGTCTAAGATTATCTGTAGATTCACGGATTCCACAAAATACTAGATTTTCATGATGCCCTAGTTGCGTTTCCATATTTTGATAACTAACATACTTGAAACACATTCCAATAGGGAATTTTTGTGGAGAATCAGATCCGTCAATAGCTGAAGCATTGACAATCAAATTTGGTTTATGTTTAGGATTGCGTTGCCAATCACGCAACGTAAACATTACGCACCTATATTATCACTATACGATTCTATTTGACTAACCATTGCGGGAAGTATACATCGCCAATTATCTATTTGTTGTAGTTTCCACCAATAAACGTCTATATGATTGTGATTGTCATGTTTTATCATCTCATTTCTTTTTTGAAATAAACTGAATTTATTAGATAATAATTTTTTTAAGCCACATTCAAAGTTGTCTAATAATCTGACAAGGTAATATCGTTTAACTATGTATGAACATGTATGTAATCCAGTGATAACACGATTTCCTTCAGTGTGGTAATAAAATCCTCCTAACATCAGAACATCGAACGGTTTTTTGATATGTTCAATTAAGGTTTCATTTGAGTAATTCACCCATTGTACATCGTCTTCTAGTATAAGTACGTTGTCCCAACCATTATCTCGTATCATTTTCAAGACCGAAATATGACTTTTTGCTGCACCGACAATTCCTGGCGTTTCGCGTATCGCTGAAAACCGAACAATCTTTTCGGAAGGAATTTCAGCTTGTTGAAAAAAGCTTTGAATGCTTTTCAACCTGTCGGTTCGGTGATCCAAATTTATAAAAATGATTTTATCAACTAGATTCCACCACTGCATTATTTTTATACCACAATTGAAGTTCAGTCTTGAAACTCAATTGTGTTTTTATTACGTTTCCAATTATTACGATTAACACCAGCAAACAACCACCAGCAAGTGCGTGAACGTTTAGTTGCTGTACGCGAGGCCACCCATGCCGGACATGACGCGGAGCACGTTGTAGTTGAGCGCGTAGACGCGTACCTGCGCCGTGCGGGTGCCAACAACCGTGTTGAGCGAAACCGTGAGCTGGAGCGTGGCCTTGTCAATGCGCGAGAAGTTGCACGTGCCGGAAGGCTGGTGCTCCTCGGGGCGCAGGGCGAACGAGTAGACGTTAATACCCGTGGACGGGGAGCGGCTGTGGTGCTGGTAAGGCTGCACCTTGTCGAAGTAGGCGCCCTCACGCTCCGTGAAGCGGTCCTGGCCGTTGAGCTGCAGCTTGGCAACCTCCACGGGGTTCTTGCCCTCGCAGCGCACGTTGGAGGCAAGGATGACCTTCGCGAGGAGGTAGTTGACGCCCGCGTCGAACTCGGCAACGCCAGCAAGATCCTGGGAGTCCGCACCGATCAGCGAGGTGCCCTCCGTTCCGACCTGGCCCAGCACAGCCGTGGCCAGCTGAGCCGACGCCGTGTAGGTAGCAACGGCGCTGCCTACCGCACCAGAGTTCGCCTGGGAGAGCAGCGACGTGATCATGCCGTCCGTCGAGAAGTCGTCGGAGTAGTTGAAGGGCTGGGCACCGCCAACCGACGCGAGCCACGAGGCCGTCGAGCAGTCAACGAACGAGTCGCGCTGGACGACCCACTGGAGCTCCTTAACGGGGTGGTTAAAGTTCAGCTGGACCTTGTTGGACGACGACGTGATCGACTCAGCACCCGTGTACTGGACCTGCTCAATCAGGTACTCGTGCGACTGCTGGGCGAAGCGGCGGCGCTCCTCCGTGTCGAGGTAGACGTAGTCAACGTAGATCGAGGCAGCGGCCAGGGACTGGGCAGCAACTGCGGCAGGCACACCGACAGTCGTCTCGGCGTACTGGCAGTTCTGCCACGTCTCGAAGTCCACATTGATGCGCACCTCGTGGTACTGGAGCGCAATGAGGGGGATCGCCACACCAGGGTTGCGGCAGAACCAGAACTGGAGGGGGATGTACAGCGTCTTGGCAGGGCAGCCGTTGCGGGGTACGCAAGAGATCGTCGTTTCGGTCGCCGCGCAGGTCGCATCGAGCGCCAGGCCCGTGGAGCGCTTCAGCAGCACGAGGTCGTGCGTGTTGCCCAGCATGGAGTCCAGTACGGAGATGTTACCGGCATCCGTCGACAGCTGCGTCCAGATCTGCATCCAGTCGCCGTACTGGCGGTCAATGCGCTGACCACCGATCTCGAGCTCAACCTGGTTGATCAGGCGGTGGCCGATGTAGTTGAGCCAGCGGAAACCAGCACCCGCCGTCGTCAGGCCCGTCGTGCCCGAGGCTGAGAGGGTAATCTCGGGGAGTACTACCTGGATGTACGTCTTGTACATCAAGTCGGCGTTACGGTTGATGACAGCCGTTACGCGCTTGTTAAAGTCCGCCTGACCGTTGAACGTAACCTCAATGGACTCCACGGCGAAGTTCGTGTGGCGCTTGTACAGAATCTTCCAGAACGTGATCTGGGGATTGCCCGAGATGTAAATATCCTGCGCACCGTAGCTGACGAGCTGCATTAGTCCCGAATGTCCTTGGGAGAGCGGTTGCTCTCCCAATTTCAAGCTCTCCTTATAGTATGGTAGACAACACACTATAATTCCTCTTGAAAGTCTCCTCTCGGAGTGGTCGGACTGTATCTTAAGGGTTTTACCCCCCACTGCCATTCAGTCTCTGAACTGCATCCATAGTTTCTTCTGAAACGTTAGGACTTGGCTGCGGATTATCTCTATTTGTAGCGTTTTTACCATACCCACCAAGTTTCCCTGGGGTGTCCGTATATCTCTCTTTCAAGGATAGGACGGTAGCTACAACCTGACGAGACTTTCCCGCAATTTGACAGTGTTGCTCCAATGTGTCTACGAACTAGCAGTACCTTTTCGTACTACTTTTGGCAGCGTGACTATTCACCGCCCATATTGAGTTTATGCTCTACGGCAAGAAAAAAATATTTTTGGGATTATTCTGCCGGTGGGCTCGACCATCAATTCTTGACCGCGTCCCGTGTACGAACAGCATCTTCAAGGGTATTGTGCCACGACCTGTATTTGAGATTGTGTCTATTGATTCTCAGCATAAATCCACCACTTTTATATCCAGTGATATGAAGTTCACCACTCGTAACATTCCTTGACCAGCAAGTATCTCTCCTATTATCCATATTTTCTTGCAAAGTAACCCATCGCAAATTGGGAACAATATTGTTTAACTTGTTTCGGTCTATATGGTCTATTTGTAATTCTTCCCAGTTCTCAGGTTTTTCACAAAATGCAATTGCAACTAATCTATGAACCCTGAACCAATACTTCTTCCTATCACCCAACTTTCTTAAGCCTATTTGATTATAACCATCACGATCAACCTTCAAGGTAAGTAAAGTATTCTTCTTAACATTGAGTATTTCTCCAATATCACTTACACGGTACCTTCCTTCGAATCCTTCAATATCCTTCCACATTATTTATACTCACCCACCCTCCTACCCTTTATAATTTCGTTTTCTCAGATAAATGAACGTCCTGCTCTGGCCGACCGCGAACCCCATTTTAAATACGTTCCTGCGCTCCATCGTCCTCATTCTAGGGATGATATTTGGTTTTGGGCAGTCACTGTATTCAGCCTACTGGGGAGCAGTGATTCACGATGCAATTTCTTTGTGGATCATTCGGGATATCGTTTGAACCGCCGAATGTGCCCCCTCGTGGAATCGAACCACGGACCTTTCGCTTACAAGGCGAACGCAATACCACTATGCTAAAAGGGCTTTGAAGTGATTTCACTTCGAATATACTTTACGAATCAAATGTGCAATACTTGTTGTATGCATGTTTTTCCAACCATTAAATAACTCATCTGTAACCTTTAGAGATAAGTCAAGTACATCGTTTGGAATATTTTCCGTAAAGTGGACTGGTGTCTTTGCCGGAAACATACTTATGGCATCGTCTATATACTTAGAAAGATGGTGAGAACATAATCGATCTTCAACTTCAGACTTAGTATACTCTGGTATATTTAGCACGCGAACAAACCTGCTTAATGTTCCAATATGATAATCAAAGTAATCAATATTATTTGGAAGATCAGATGAATGATCATTCGTCTGAATTTCAATTGAACCGTTTGCTAAAAGGGGGGTATTTGTGCGCACCGTTCCTCCACCACAAATCAGTATACTTATTGTATTCAATAATTCTAACTGTTGTTTGATTGTATAATCTGCCCAATTGATTATTTTGAACACACATTTATCGGTATACTTTTCGGATAACTGTTTGAATACCTCATCAACATTTTTATAAGATCTCTTATTTGTTGCATAAACAATATTGATAGTCGAAGTTGGTAAGTGGAAGTTTCTATGTATTTTATATCGACTGTACATCCTGTTTACAAACGTTTCAACGGGATCGGATGTATGATCTTTAAACGAACGCATAACACAAAATGATCTATCAACACAATTTATCCCAATATTTGCACATCCGACAACTAAAAATGGTATTTTTAGTGGCCCATTGTAATATTTGGATAGCTGATTAGGTGTCGTAATTTTATTACCTGAAAACGTTTCTAATATATCAAGATGCCAACCCGAACTATACTGAGAATAAAATGAATCAGTTGCCATCCATTGAAAATTGTTATTCCATGCATCTTCATCAGAATGAAATAATCCGTACCATGTAGGATACATGGCATCCCATAACAAATGTCCCATATTAGAATGAAACCCTTCTGTAAAGATTATTCCATGAGGATATTCCTTAGCATTGGACAATATCTCTCTAGGTATTAATTCAATATCAAGCGGAGCGTATGGTTTATATTGTCGATTATGTAGGCTTACCTCTGTAATATCTTCTTTTTTTACATAAAAATTACCATTTAAGAAAATGGCGTTTTTATAGTATGACGTCATTGTATTCTGTTCATTATAAAACTAGTTTCCTGTAGATCCAAATCCACCACCACCGCGATTGTCAGGAGGAGCAGGAAGATCCGCAGGAGAATCTACCAAAATAATCCGATCGTACGGCAGCCAATTATGCTGAACGATCTGAAACAAACGGTTACCTAGTGGAATAGTGTATTGTTCAATATTGGGATCCAAACAATCTACGCGCGCAATAAGTTCGCCGCGGTACCCTGCATCTGCCAGACCTACCTGATTAGACATACGCAGAGGTGTCAAGGATGTAGATGATCGAGCCAGGAGAAGGTACGGAGCTGGATCGCCCTGCTTATCTACAGCAGCCGCAATCACACCTGTCCTGATTTCCTTTCCAAGATTGTATGGAACAGCAACATTCAGAACAGTATTTTGGGAAATAAGATCAACGCCTGAATCCGTTGGGCGACGATTACGGACATGTTCACGCTGACGTTCGCGGTGATTGGGATCAATAACGTAAAGGTACAAGCTCATTTACCACTAATACATATCTCCTATGAAAGCCTTTATCGGTAAGAAAGAGATTACTGCAGCCTCCATCGCAAAAATCTGGGCAGCTACATTCAGAGCCATTTCTTGTAGCGACATGCGTCCAATCATGTAGTACCCTAAAGCACCCAGAGGATTGAATGTTCCTGTAGCCATTTCACCAGCTACAGTGAACACTGCAAAGTAAACTATAGCCATTATAGCTGGATTTGTATCAGTTAGAAGAAGGGCATATACAATAATTAAAGTACCTACGAACTCTACAAGGTACTGCATTATCATTAAACGTCCACAATAGTTGTTCCAGGAAAACTATACTTTGTTACTTCGGATTTATACCATTTTGTTGGAATAAAGATCTGGCGATTTGGATTCAAGTATGCTCCCCACCACGAAAAAGATGAGTTTGCACATATACATCCCTTACACTTGGACATAAGGTACAACGTATCCTCTTCGTTTTCTAAAATACATTCAAACGGACGTTTAAGAACTTTCTGAGCGTACACAAGATCGTTAGTAAATACGACTATCTTACTATTGATCATAGACAAGCACTTCTGGTAATATTTAGTTAAGTCTACATATCCTTCCCATGTAAGATAATCGCCTCCCCGCACATGTAAAAATACCCTCTCCGAAATATCGGGGTACTTTTTCAGTATGTCTTGATTGAATGTTAATCTGTTAATAAACTGTTCGCGGATTGGATCAATAATCTGCCAATCTTGATAAAACCCAAAAAGCTCAGCATTATCTGGTAACGGATCTCCTAAGTTAGGATCAAAAATGGGGTTAGTAGGATTTTCATTTTTCATATAAAATTGGTCCCAATGTTTAAAAATAGTAGCAAAATAGTTTGTTCTCGAATGTGGGTTATAAGCTGACATTTTATCTGAAATATAAAATTGTCGGCCCGATTGTTTTGCATAAGACTCACCAGCTGCTAGGATAAAAAGCTGGTTTCCCAGTCCAATCCAATCTCCTTTCCAGACTGTTAACATTATTATGTAATATTTCCATTCTTTAAACTATTCGAACACCATTCGGGGTACAATATGCATAGCTTCTAGTTCCTGTGACCAAAGCTTAACAGCATAAGGAATCGTCTTCATTTCGAAGTGAGTCTTCATTCCGCAATTGCCGCAATGGTACACATTTTCCAACGGATTCACGACCGCCAAAGTTCCACACGTCTTACAGAATCCCGTCCTAAAGGGATCAGATACATCCATCAAACGTTCCTTCGTAAACACTGCAAGGCCGTGGGACAACATGCAATCGCGCTCCATCTCACCTACACGCAGACCGCCGTCACGTGACCGACCCTCACAAGGCTGCCGCGTCAAGCTGACAATCGGACCGCGAGAACGCGAGTGCTTCTTATCTACTACCATGTGCTTCAGGCGTTGGTAGAATGTGGGACCAATAAAGATCTCGCTCTCCATCATTTCGCCAGTTTGACCATTGTACATGATTTCGTTGCCGTAAGGATGCATTCCCATAGCTAGTAGATGTTCTTTCAGCGACCCGATTTTCAGATGAGAGTAGGGCGTGCCGTCACCCAGCGTACCTTTTTCGGCACAGATTTTGCCATGCATCGTTTCCATCAGCTGAGCAATGGTCATGCGTGAAGGCACAGCATGAGGGTTCATGATAATGTCAGGACGCAGACCACTTGCAGTGTACGGCATGTCTTCCTCATTCAAGATGATACCGCACGTTCCCTTTTGTCCGTGGCGAGATGATACCTTATCACCTACTTCAGGAACACGCTCAGAAACTACGCGAACCTTTACGAAAGGGTACCCGTCGGAATTCTTCTCGTTCCAAACTCCGTCTACGCGGCACGTTTCAGAGTTACGGTGAATCGTAGACGAGTCGCGGAAAGCATACCCATTCGGATCTGCTTTTAGGCTAGTAACCTTACCGATCACGACATCGTTCTCCTTAATGTACGAATGAAGAGCTGGAGCACCATTATCTTGGATAGCGTGGTACGCAGATGTCTTGAAACCTCGCGTGTTCTCGCGACGAGGCTTAGCGAATTTCTCCTCCTTACCTGATGAAACATTACGATGCTCTTCGTCTTTGTAGATCGTGTAATAAAGCGTCCGGAACATTCCCCGATCAATAGCTGCACGGTTCATAATAACTGAATCTTCCTGGTTGTAGCCCGAATAAATACCAATTGCAACAATCACGTTATCGCCACTCGGCATTTCGTGCGTGTTCAGAACATTCATCATTCGGGTTTCTACGAAAGGACGCATCGGGGAGCAGAGAATGTATCCGTTCTTGTCCAAACGCTTGGCGTAGTTCCGAGCAAAGATTCCCATAGACTGCTTACCCATAGCTGACTGGTAAGTGTTGCGCGGAGATTGATTGTGGTCAGAGAAGGGAATAGAAGAAGCCATATGTCCCAGAATCAGCGTAGGGTGAATCTCACAGTGAGTATGCGACTTCGTGATTTCGTGTGGAAACATTGAAACCCGAATCACCTCAGTTTCTGCTGGGTCAATGTACTCTACACACGTCCGAACCCAGTCGTTCCACTCATCAGCCCTTACAGGAGGAGGAAGCATCTTACCGTCTTCTACGCGAAACAGTGGACGCACGAACCGGCCTCCGTCAGTTTCCACATTCAGAATATTTTGATGAATGTTCCATGACACGCCGGTATGCGGATGAATCTTAAACAACTTCTTGGCCTTTCGCAGGTCAGCATGTAGAATCTCGGGGGTTGTAGTGTACCCTAAGATCACGCCATTTAGAATGACCATAGCACCATTATACTTACGAATATCTCGAATCCATTCTACTGGTTGGTTCTTGAGAAACGTTAGAACGACAGCAGCTGGACTGTGTTGGGTCACTGAAGTCAGCATAGACATTGACTTTACAATACCTACTGAATGACCCTCAGGAGTTTCTACTGGACAAACGTAGCCCCAAGATGTACCGTGAAGTTTGCGTGGAGCCAGAAGTTTACCGGACTTCTCAACTGGTGTCTGAATACGGCGCACATGACTCAGTGTCGCAGAATACGATAGGCGATTCAGCACTTGAGATACACCCATTTTCGTAGCGGTAGACACCGTAGATGTACCGAGTCCCTGCACTGTAAAGTTGCCGGTCGCCAAAGCCTGTTTGAGCTTACCTTCAATCGTTGATACTTTCAGGATCTTGTACAGATTGTTCACATTAAGAACTTCCAGTGGACGAGGTGTTTCGCGCTTCTTCCATGTATCGTTATTGACTTCATGAACAAACTTTGAGCGAATATCCTTACATACTTTTTGGAACAGTTGGCGGAACAGATGGGTCAGGAGTGCGCCCGTAGATACTACGCGCTTGTTAGGATACGCATCGCGATCATCAATCTTCAGTCTTCCAGAACTCGTCATCATCAGCTTACGCACAATCCATCCAGTAAGAATAACCTTTCGGGCTTCTAGGACTGAGAGTGGCGACGTATCGCCACCAAACCGGACGTGAGGAAGATACTCGGTTTCTAGCAGGGAACGGACATACGCCTTCTTATCTTCCTGCGTGGTGCCGTACTGCAAATGATGAGTCAAGTACTCAACTGCATCCTCGCGCGTAAACACCTTGATATCAGCACACTCCCGGAACGAAGCAGCAAGAACCTCGACCTGACGCTCATCGCCATCTGGGCAAATGATGTCAGCAATATCCTGATCCTTTTCAACTCCTAGAGCACGAAACATCACACAGAGTGGAATGTCTTCACGAAAACGGGGAACACACATTGTGAGTGGGTATCCATACCCATTGAACTTGGCTGAGATGCGCACCTCCAGCTTCTTGGGAGGAGTCGTGAACGATTCGTGCAGCGACTTCATTTCAGCAGAGTAAGTGTACTTTGATGCCGTCTTCTTGTTGAAGAAGACCATAATCTGGTTATCAGCAACCTTCTCCTGACTCAGGATAGTACGCTCAGATCCATGGATGAGGAAGTACCCGAACGGATCGTAAGGGCACTCTCCAATTTCTTCTTTGGACATTGGGTAGTCTGCCATAATACACAGCGACGAACCCAGCATTACTGGGATCTTGCCGAGAGATACGCCCTCAAACACCTTAACTTCTTCATCAAACGTGGCGTACGTTGGACCCTTGTATGACCTTGCAGTAAACCGAATGTCCGAGAACATTTGAGCAGCATACGTAAAGTTGCGCGTACGTGCGTCCTGGGGAAACATAGGCTTAATTCGCCCAGTAGCCTCCTGGATTCGCGGCTTGGTGTACGTGATATTCTCAAACGTCAGACGAAATTCGTACTTGTACTTTTTCGTGGTTTCATCCTGCTCATGCCATACCACGATCGGAGCCGTTGAGCACACGATCAGTGGAATCTTATTACGAACGAAATCCTCAAATGATTCAATCTGATGCTCAACAAGACGTGGGACACCATTCTTAAAATAAGTCTTGATTGCGTCCCACTCCATGATGGTTCTATAAGACTCGGTTCCCGTAAATCTAATTATTCGTTTTTAATAATAGGAGTATGTCTGACAAGGTCATCAAAATTACCAAGGTAGGTGCAGACGAACCGGCTTCCAAACCTGAATCAAAACCCTCCCCAAAACCTGATCTCAAACCTATTATGTCGGCCGGAAAGAAGAAGAGTATGAAGACATTTCCTCGCGGAGTTTTAAAAAAGACTTTCAAGATCAAGGCTATACCTGATCCAGCAAAGCCCCCACCATTCAAAAAATCTTCGCGGAAACACACGATTCGATTATTTACAGATCGGGGCGAGAAACGGCGTCGGAAGACTATTAAGAAAAAGATCTCAAAAATGAGCGATCGTAAAGTTGATGAGCTGGTTCAGAAGCATAGTCTTCTGAAGAACCCAGAAACTCCTCCTCGCATAAAACGTGAAATGCTGAGTGGCGCGATGTTAGCTGGTTTCATTTCCGCCGATTAATTAATGACAGCCAGGTGGGGGCCACTTGGATGGTTAACATTGCACTCTATATCGGCAAACTACCCTGAGAATCCTTCTCAGGCAGATAAGATGATCTTAAAGAAGTTCATAGATCTGTTTGCTGAAACAATCTCGTGTCCCTCATGCAAAGCCCATTTTGGATCTATGTATCAAACGTATATGGCAAGAAACCCTGATTGGTGGAATAGCAGGACCGAGGTATTCACTTTTATTTGCCGAGCCCATAATACTGTAAATGCTCGTCTTGATAAACCTATTATTCAAACTGTTCGCGATAGCATTGATACCTTAATTATGCTAACACAGAACACAAGGGCGTCAGAGTACCGAAAGCAATACTTGATATATCTCCAACGCAACTGGTCGAATCCGGATTCTGAAGGATTTATGATGTCGCGATCTGTACGTGAAATGATCAAGATCAATAACGATTATTGGAATCATCGGGAAACCAACTTCAGTATCCAAATTCCTGAAGCGGATATTGTTCGTCCAATTATGAACATTCGAGGACCAAGTGGTAATGTTTTACCTGGCCTAAAATCCGACGGATCTCCTATTCAAATAGGATTCAGTTTACGATCGGGACGATTTTCGTTAATTCGTCGTTAGGGTTCCATGGCAAGGAAATACGGGGTTTCATTTCCCAAAAATGTCGCTTCATCCAAGGATTACGTGTTTCTTCATTATGAAGTTCGTCGGGGAACTTGACGCGCCTCCTAGTTTTTTTCAAAGAAGAAGCAGGCATAATGAAATGAAGTTGATCAGACAACGTAAAATTCAATTTACCTTTTTGAACTCCCGTTTCAGCATATTTCACAATATCTGATACGAGAGGTGCATCCGCATAAGGATACACCCATCCCCAATTAATTGGGGTACTTTGCGTAAAATAGTGCCATGACCAATGTAAAGTTTTCCAGTAAGCTTCTACCACTGGTTCCATATCCAGCACACCATCCAAGATGTGCAGACCATACTTCCTTGAAAATTCAGTTTGGTCCTTACCTAGTACTGCTTTCTCTTCAGGTCGCTTACGTAGTGTAATACGCTCTTTCAAGACCCCCATCTCTTTCGAAGCAGCGTACTTGAAGAACTGGTGCCTACCTTCCGGTGTAAGTAGATCGGGGCGTCCAGACTCTTGGTAAAATTGCAGGGCACGATTATACCCGTCTTCGCGCAACGAAAACATTCCTAAATTCGGCATGAAATCGTTACCGAAACAGAGCATGGACAAAGCCATATACTGCTCGGTCGGCAAAGGAAGTTGGGTAGAAAGTTCCCAGATATTCATGGTAGCAAACTCTGCAGTTTTTAGTTTCGGATCATCGAACTCTGCACTTTCACGCAGCAGATGCATTTGTCCAGGATCTGAAAGTTCTTTGTTCTGAAGACAAATCAAGATAAGGTCAGCGTCCAAACCGTAAATACAAACTGACTTCCGGTTCTCAGCGGGAATCTTTTTCAAATCCACAATGAGTTTGTGTTCGCCTTCACCTGGCACAGTAGTCCGACTGATTTCCGCATAAGGAAACTTGGCGGCAAGAGCAGCTTCGAGTTCGCGCATATACGGCGTATCTGGCGAAATAAGATTACGGTCAAAAAGGGTTTCTTCCTTGATACGCATACGACGGTACCGCTGCTGAACGATCTTGGCGTAAGGAACTAGACCGTCTAAAGCAATCAGGACTTTCTTAGCTTTGCAAAAATGTTCCAAGAGGTAAGCGAATGCTTCTACTACTGATTCTACAGGTCGCTCTTCTTTGAGGTAGCGGTGGATAAGGCAGTTAAAATCTACACCTAAAACGTCAACTTCTAGTGGAAGTCCACGTTTTACGCTATCCGTAATGCCACGATGGGACTTGATCAAGCTTGCGAAATAAAAAGGAATACCCATACTATATGTTATACGTCAGATACGCGTAAGCCAGATACACCTTCAGGTACGACCTTTTCACGGACTTTCATCCGCTCCTCGATTTCAGCAGGCGTGAGTTTTGTTTCTGCCCATTCGCCTTTAGGAAGTTCAGTCGGTCCGTCTTTTGCGAGATTCGGAAGATCGTGATCAAAAACACGGGGAGTTTCAATTTGTTCATCCTTCTTTCCACCGGTCTTACCACCATTAATCCAAAACCCTTGAGCTTGGTCGACTGGAACACCGGGAAGCTGGGGGTGAGGAGCAGGTTGAGCCCAGTTCGGATCTTGAACTTCACCTTTCAAGTCAAAATATGTTTCAAAGTCACAAAAAGCTTTGCGTTTAGCCTCTTCTAGTTGCGGATCATTAAGTGCACGATCAGATTCGTATTCCATTACTGTGTTTGTTCTATGAATGTGTAAATACTGTTAGAAGAATAAATGTTTCAGATTTCATGGTGGACGATTCTGGGAGCTGTTGGAGCTTTACTGGTAGTTGTGATGTACGGCTACTCTATTTCGTCACAAATCAAGGTTGCTGAGAAGCCATCCGGATGTTCTTCTTGTCCTAAGAATCAGAATGAAAACCCGTCGGAATAAACTGTTTGTATACTGTCACTACTGTTCTCCTGACGTTGGAGACTGTTCAAAATGTTCGTTAAGAATGAAGAAGATGAGAGCATACATTTCAAAAACTAATAAGCGGAAAACTATTAGGAAATAACCTTATTTTTGGCTCCCCTTGATTCCAAGAATGCTTTTACAGCCGCTACATCATCGGTATTGATTTGAAGGATGGTTGATGGTTGGCGTGCAAGAGGTTCCTTATTTGTTTCCACAATAACCCCCGAATCTTCCGTAATTCCACTAACTGTTTCTACTTCCCCGACCGGTATAGGAGATGGTGCGAGCCGAGTGGGTTTGTGTTCAGGAGTGGAAGATCGTTCAATTTTCTCATCTTCGGTATTCGCTTCCACATGTGGAACAGTCGCTGCCGATGGATCTACCAGTTGCCGAACGCTCTCAGGAACAAACTTGTCCTTAAGTTCCTGTGGAACTAAATTTGCAATACTTTTTACGCTATCTGGAATCTTTATATCTTTAAGTATGCTCTTCGGATCATTGACCATCGCTGTCACTGATCCTAGTGGATCACGCTTGAAGTCGTCAATTGTTTTTTGAGGAACCATACGGCGAAATCGCTGTGCCCATCCAGCAGGAACGTACCGCCCGGCCGCTAGAGCTACGGCAACAATAATAAGAGCCAGTGTGGCTCCGATGAGAGCGTTTGTAGTGGTCATATTTGTAGCCTGGCCGTCTACAACAATAATGGGTAGAGTAGCGTTTTGGGTAGGACTGTATGTTGGAGTTACGGTAGGGAATGAAGTTGTATAAAACTGCGGAGTAGTTGTTGCCGACATTGTCGTATTACTTACCTGCTGGAAACTTTGAGGCAACGAACTTACAGTCACACTAGAAGTCTGTGATAGGGTTTCAGATCGTAAAACGGACAAAGTTACACTTTGACTCATGGAAGAAGAACCGGATATGGATGAAGATATTGATTGGGACCAGGTAGGAGAGATGGAGGACGATCCAGTTAGGGAAGCAGTATTTGCAGTAGTTAGAGAAGGTGAAGAGGAAGCTGTGGCGCTTATTGATGGAGTGGAAGCTAATGTGGCTGAAAGAGAAAGGCTTTGGCTCTGGCTTAACGTTGAAGACCCAGATTCAGACAGAGTTGCAATTGAAGATGCGGTTATGGAATTACTAGCAGATATGGACACGGAAGATGACGAAGCACTGGAAGATACATCGGTGGTTGGTGAAAGACTGGAACTGGGACTTGAAGAGGCAGTAAAAGATACAGTCGTACTTTGAGATTCTGATAGTGTTACACTGGGACTAGACGATGTAGTTTCAGATATACTAGAGCTCGAGCCCCAAGATACAGACACAGACTGGGACTCAGGGCGGGACGGAGATACGGTTACCGAAGGAGCCCGAGAAGCACTCCTACTCTTGGAAGAGGTTCGCGAATCGGTCCGACTCCCACTTTCTGATCTAGTAACTGTTCGGGTTGTTGATTCGCTGGCCGATACACTCCTGGATACGGAAGTAGACCCAGTCTCCGAAGCCGTCAAACTTGGCGACACCGGAGATTTTGTTAAAGACGGAGTTGGTGTTGGAGAAGGAATGATAACGGTATACGACATGAAAAACACGGAACCCGAACCGAGATTGATCATATTGGCTCCGATTTGCGATCCACCCGCGTTGTAGAAGGTTGCTTCAAAAATATTACTTTGTTCCGTAGTTCCTACTGCGGTTCCCGAAAAGTCCATATAGTACCATTTATTGGCATTGGTACATGACGGCCGACCGCACGGAGAATTGTACCACGAGTATCCTGCTGTCGCTACTTGAACAGCCAAATCGCATCCCGATCCACAACACGCGACTGCGGCTGAAGTTGAGAGACGAGGGGTGGCAGTACTCCCGTGTAACTGAATAAATGGGGGAAGCGAGTTTGTTCCGTAAATTGCAAATGCGATCTGTTTGACTTTCAGACCTGTAGATCCTGGAGGTAGGGACTGAGAAAGACCTACATTGAGAGCACCTGAATCCGATCCGCAACCAAGACCGGATGCACTGAACCCGTTCCAGTCGTAACCCATGGTTTGTGCCCTGGTTCCTGCGAACGCCAGCGCACCCAAAAATAACCGAAGCATTTTATATTTACACGATTTTTGGTCTGGGTTTCGGATTTACAGAATATTTACCAAGTAGTAACAAAATGTCAGACCCTGTAGTACCTGCAGCATCAACGACTGCTCCTACTGAGGCCGTGACTGTCCCTGATGCGGCAATTCCCTCAACTGTAACGGTTGAGGCGGTGACTGGCGTAGTAGCTGTCCCTGCCCCGGCGGTAGATTTTGCAGATAATGGTGCGCTTCTTAAGTTTGCTCTTGTGAAGATTGCTGAGGCACAGCTACAAGCCGATGTGGCTCTAGATGACAAGATCAAGCAGATCGTTGACGCGATAAAGACTGAGATCCGCAAGGCTGATTTGCCCCCTGCAGTTCGTGTGGCAGCTATTGATTGGTGCGACGATGCTCTACCATACGTCATTAAGGCGGTTGATATGATTCAGGCTGAAGTGAAGAAGGCTGCGTTAGCTGAGGCTGATAAGCTCAAGGAGGTTGCTCTAGTAGAGATCAAGAAGTGCTGCCCTAGCTTATTTACGAAGAAAGCATGAATACTTTTCAAGTCTGGGTAAAGAAATCCTTTATGTAATATAATAAATGGAACTGATCAGCACGATCTTATCCGCCTTACTGTTCGTGGCGTTTATCCCGGGAGTGCTGGTGACCTTACCATCTAAGAGCTCGCCTCGTTCGCATATTATCCTCGTTCACGCCATCATCTTCACTGTAGTCACGAGCTTAGTGATGCGGTACTACTGGATTAATATCAAGGGGTACATCGAGAAGTTCGGCAACTATGGTGCCGTGTGCCCGAACGGATACGCCCCAAATAAAGATCCTACTGGAATTGATCGGGAAGAGTGCATTCCTGTAGGACACCCGACCTATGCTGCTGGCACTGGCAAGGTCCCTTCTCCTTCTCCCTCTTCCCCTTAAAGTGTCTGGTAATAAATAAATGAACAGGAAGCAGCTATTATATCTTGTTGTCGGAGCTGCTGCCCTATTTGTGTTCGTGAAATATGTTCTCCCTAGCCTGGAGGGATTTGCGAATCCCAATTCGAAAGTGAACCCCAAATGCCCAACTGGGTACACACAGTGCCCTTCGGGGGACTGCATTGATGGCAGTGATCCTCACCAAACATGTCCCGAGGGAACAGATGCGTACTGATGTATATACCTTTTTGTGTAAAACGGAATTGGTTTTAGTAAGTTAGCCAGTCTTATACTGCCTTGTAACGACTACAACATGACCGATATGCTTATCGATATGAACGAGCACATGATATCATCCTGCTGGGGTGACGAGGCGATGATTGCCGACACGCGGACCATTACGGTCCCGTCTGTCGTCAACAAGAACAAGCTCACGTGGGGTATCCCGCTAGAGCGTGTTGTGGAAATTCCTGAGGACGGTGAGTCGCTCATGAAATATATGGAGTTCTGCTCCAAGAAGATGGAGATTCTCGCGAAGGAGCGGGAAAAGTTCAAGGACATGCCTGAGGCAGTCACTTACCTCCAGAATATTGCGCTGAAGAAGCGGTTCTGGACCATGAAGCGCAGCGAGTACGCTGAGCACTATTTCGAGTCTGATCTCGCGATTGCCCATGAGATGGGGATCAGTGAGATGCAGGTTGAGATGGATGCCGCTAAGATGGATGGTGACTGGGAAGGGTATGCAGAGATGCTGCCCAAGATCGAGTACCTTCGCAAGACGATGGCGCTCTACAAGAAGTGGGCAGCAGACAAAAAGAAGCTCGACTGAGCAACACAAAAGGAGATAGGAGACAATTGTCCTCTCCGAATTTTTAATTTATTTACCATCCTGCCATATCTTTGTGTTCCGCCTGGCGCTCAATGTACCTCGTCTTAACGTTCTGAGGCAAAAAGTGTTTGTTGAGTACAGCTTCAACAATAGAAGGATCAAACTGTTTGCACGAGAATACATCAAGGTACATATCATTAGACTCTTCGACAAAATGGGCGGTGATATTTGACGTTTCAATAAGCTGAACAAGTGTGTATCCTTTCTTATTGCCTGTTCCAAACATGACTATTTGTGGCTTGCCGTAAGCGACCATATCAATACGCTTAACAAGGGTGTGAGTGAACTGTTCAATATTTACGGGGCACCGAATCGACTTTGGAATGCAGTTGGCAGCATCTACGATGAGATGATACCCCCAGCGACTAATCATTGATATGTTCTTCAAAAAGAAAATAATGTGAAAACCTTATCAATAAACTTTTTGTCTTGAAAAAGAGTATATCAAGATGATGTGGATGGGTCTGTACGCTGCTGCGCTATTTTTTGTCCTGACCCCGGGTGTAGTTCTGTCCCTTCCCCCGGGCGGATCCAAACTGACGGTGGCGGGCGTACACGCAGTCGTGTTCGGTGTAGTGTGGTGTTTGACGAACAAGCTCGTTTGGCGCACCCTTCATTAGACACTGCGAATAAACTCCCACTTCAAGTAATCACAGATTTTCTGCCAGATCGCATCGTGAGAAATTAGGCGATCTCTGGATTTCAGTAAAGGAAAGTAAACCTTGTACTCATCTAACTCTAGGAGTTCAAAGAACTTATAGAGAATGTATGAATAGGATAAGAAATTCGTTCTGTCGTCGGGACAGTATATTAAAAAAGGCGCCTGGATTTCCTGGAACATTGCCCTTATTTTTTCTTCAATTTCAGGAGTAATTGTAGGGGGAGGGTTACCATTAAGTCTAGAAATAATATGAGTAGCATGCTCATAATACTTTGATCTATTCAGCTTTTTTAAGATTTCGCGCATATCTTTTTCCGTGAGTTCCGCCACATTCTGGATACGTCGCTTCTTGATTTCCATAACAACTTCGTTCATCACTTCGTTCGGAATTATGGTTGACTCCTTAGCTTGAAATTGGTTCAAAATTTCGTTCAAATGGTTAATTTTCTTGTAAGCGTAGTTGTTACGTTCCTTGGGAGGATCACGAAAACTCGGCTGGTCGGATACTACAAGCATGTACTCTTCCGACCCGCACAAAGGACAAACCAAAATTCCTTCATCTGATGATTCTTCGCGCGCAATATTGCATTTGTCGCAATGTTCGGTCACAGCCTTCTTCACTTCTGCGGGTTCGCCAGTATTCAACTTCATTCGGGCCGCAAACTCGTCAAATAATTTCTTCTTTGATGGAGCTGCAGTTTCAGTCGTGTTTTGGTGTAAATATTTGGCAAATGTGTTTTGGTCAGTAGGAACGGTGGATTGCTGAACCTTTTCGCCAGATCCGTAATATTTCAGCATTATGTCGGCGTTTTTCAAGTAATAATCAGTTAACGGATTTGTTTGGTCCAAACGTTCAGATAGTTCTTTGATGTCTTCGCGCATCTTAGACGCTTTTAGAATATCAGGTAAGGATACTGATTTTTCCAAAACTCCAAGTTCAGACTTCATAGATTCTAATTGAATACGCAAAGCATGAATATTTGTGGTTTCGTCACGTATTCCCGTGACAATTGATTGATGGACCGAATCCAAAGTTCCAGAAACAACTTCCGCTTTTTTAGACGAAGTTGTTTCTCGCTGCTTCTTTATTCGAAAAATATTATCCATCTTATTACGTCCTTCAATTGTCGTTTCCTTAAACTCATTTTTTACGAAGAAGTAGGAGCGCACCTAACGAAACCCACGCGATAATTGTTGGAATGAATGTATCGTTCGCAAATGTTTCCTTGATTTTGACTCTGGGACACCTTGAGGAGTCTACGACCTTACACAACTCAGCCTTAAAATCGGGAGTCAGATCTGGAGTTAGCCAATTAGTTGGTTTGCCTGAAGATACGGGACATTCGTAGCACTTACAAGCGGGGGACGCTGAAGCTGTTACTGAGTTCATGAGATACACGGGATTCAAGCCTGAAATATCATTTAAAACTCCAAATACAAGACCTTCGCTCTCATTATTCACGTAATTAAATCGAGCTTGAATAGATCCGTCAGGAGCAGTACATGTGCCTCCGGTATTCACAAAGTAACTATCTCCCATTTTTCGACTACCGACTAGTGTGTTCACGTAAGTACCTACAGCCCCCAAATTCGTGCCTAACTGGTTGAATGAACCTTCGGTACCTACGCCCAAACTACTAGGCTTTCCTACATTGTCGGAATAACTGTAATCAGGACCCCTGATTTCAGTTTCAGCTGCTGGGTCTTTATTTTTAACACTACCCCACAGCGAATTCAACCCGAGGTTCGCCATTGTGTTCTAAATGTGATTTTACTTGGCGCTTATATTCGGAATTCGTCAGTGCGCACGGACGCTGTTTCAGGATAGCCGATGACGCTAATTCAAAAGAGTACCCGAACTTCTTACACACAAACAGTAACGCCAAAAATCCCGACCGGTTAATTCCACACTGGCAATGCACATAAATGTTTCCGGATCCGGGAGTACGTAAAAAGGTATTCATAGTTTGTTCAAATTTTGGATACCATTTCAAGATATTTTCGTCCATACTGTCCAGCGCTTCAAGACATACGTAATTATCAGGGTACTTTGTGCGAAACCAAACCGGACTATCTTTATCAAACGCGCAGTTTACGACATGAGTAATGTTGTGGGTCCGAACAAATCCTGGATTCAAGTACATTCCAGGACCAAACATAATATTAGTATGTATTTTCGCCGGGGGTTCGTTCTGCCACCCCCTTGTTCTAGCACCTTTCAATAGCCAAGCCATTACTTCTACTGTGCGCGAACATTTTAAACGAAAAACGAATATGAGTTCATCGAATACAGAAAGAGTACAATAAAATGCAGTATACTCCGGTGTTTCAAAACACTCACTTGCATTATGCAACGATAACGAAGCATGGTAAGGAAATTGCCTGTTCTCGTAATAGGGTTGGCTCCCGATCTCTTGGATGCGGATACTCAAACCAAACGATACATGCAGAACGCGCAGTTGTGAAAAGTCTAGGAGACGTGTCACAACTTCGTGGGTGTGTTCTTACGGTAGTTAGACTCAATAAACAAAGTGAAATCATGTACTCCAAACCTTGCGCCTCGTGCGTCAAGTTTCTGGAAAAGTGTATCAAAAAGTACGGTCTACTGAAGGTCCTTTATGCTGGTTCAAATCAGCGAGGAGCCCAGTGTACCCACGACGTAAGCGATAGCGACAGCGACTCCAGCAAGGATAGCTGCTCCCATGTATGAGGGAACACCTCCCGACGTATACGTGTTAGGAATGTACTGCAGAATTAGGGAGCGGGGAGTAGATAAGGAAATTATCATCGCCGCTAGAAAAAACCCGAAATAGGTTACTAGATTTTTAGCTGCGTACCGCATTGTAGAAAACATATGCTGATTGCTGTGCAGCACGGCAGCGGGTTTGTGGGGCTGGGCATCCTGGAATCCGTTGGTGACAAAAGGGTCAGTGCCTCCGGTCACGATAGGAGCGAATGTCGTAGACTGAGGAAGCTGGGGGTTCTGAACAGGCCCGGATCCTAGTAGATCACTCAAATCAGTTGCGCCTTCCATCTACTTTATTTAAAAGAAGGTAATTCGCATTCAGCATCTTCCGCAACATACTTTATGCATTTGTCGCCATGACGTACAACTCGTCCTTCAATTTCTCCAGCGGGCATAGATAGAGCTTGGCGCACAGGGATAGGACGGTGAAAAAGCATGATGGTAATACCCAATCCAATCAAAAAAGAAAGGAAGGGAACAGCTTTTTCGTTACGGAAAATTCCAATGACCTTGCCGATCATCTTCTATTATTACTGAGAAGCGACTAAATTGAGTGAGGTTTGTTTGCCGTTGCACGGAACTGTAACTGCCTTGAACTTTACGCACCCTGTAGATGTGTGAAAAGGCTTATTTGATCCAGGAGTGGGCATCCCTTTTTCTTCGCGGGGCGGAGGCGAGAATACTGCTACAATGAGCATACCCACAATCGTTCCTACAAATAACCACAAAAGTGATATCATTATTCTTATCCTAGTTTATTGTAAAATGGACGACACTGGTTTTACTGGCGCAACTGGCCCTACCGGAGTTACGGAAGAAACTGGCGTAACTGGCGTAACTGGCGTAACTGGCCCAACTGGCGTAACTGGCGTAACTGGAGTTACGGGAGAAACAGGAGAAACAGGAGAAACAGGTTCTACTGGCGTAACTGGAGAAACTGGCGCCACCGGTGTAACGGGAGAAACAGGTCCTACTGGCGTAACTGGAGTAACAGGAGTAACAGGAGAAACAGGTCCAACTGGAGTTACGGGAGATACTGGTTCTACCGGTGTCACGGGAATGTATCCTTACCCTCCCGGACCCACAGGTCCCGTGGGTCCCACGTATATTATGACTCTAGAGCAGTTAGTACAGTACCACAACACGACTCTCGAGTCTGAAACGACGGATAAGGCATCTATGGATTTCATTATTCATCCAGCTACGTCGGGAGTTCAGCAGAACCTCATTCAATGGGCCTCAGCTGGATTCCCAGTTAATTACCAAGTACTTTCAGTAGCTCTAATTCGTCCTTCGCCGTGCTCTGACGGTGTGAGTCGCGATATGTTGCAGTACATTTCATTCCTTACGGGGTCAGATATTATGACCTTAACAACCAATTTTGGATCACACTTTTTGGGTATTTACTTTTCGTACAGCATTTCCGGGAATGTCGTGAACTTACACGCCTCTAAAGTCCCTTCTTCTTCTTCTTCTTCTGCTTAAGGCTTGAACTTCTTGTAAGCGTGAGTGGACGGCCATAAGTTTTTAGATGTTGTGCTGGTTATTGACATTATCAAATTAGAACAAAATATAACCTGTGTTTCCGCCGATACCCGAAACTACAATCGAAGTTGAAATGCTGGGGGCAATCACTAATGGACTCGTTAAGTTTGAAGGATTGGTTAGAGTTAGAGACAAGGACGATGCTGTATTATTGCGCAAAACCCAGAATGCTCCGGTATCCGTAGGAGTTGTAGGTAATCCTAATGCCGTCATTCCCGAATTAGTGATATTGTAATAAGTTCCGTATGTGGCTCTTGTGATCGCCGGAGTAGTTATTGTAGTCAAAGTTGTTCCAGTAACATTAGCAGTTGTAATGCGAACCAACGGAGTGTACGGTTGTGTTGTTTGTAATCTACGAGCAGCAATTCCATTTGGGTATGGCACCGAAGGCACTTCCGTTGCAATCCAATTTAATGGAGGATTCGCGTTGGAGTATAGAAAATTGTTCCCTGAGCTGGCATATTCACACACTGCAATCCACGAACTCCCATTCCACGTTATTTGCGAAACCAATTGGGAAGGTAAAGATCCAGAAACTGTACATTGTATCCAAGTTACCCCATCAGTACTATACGCTAGAACGTAAGAAAAACCTCCAGCCACAAAGTACGTACCATTGCATGCTAAATCATACAAGTCTCTTATTCTTCCTCGAATTCCATTGGACGGTGTCCATGTGATTCCATCTGTAGATGTAGCTGTTTGAATTAGGTTTCCGTCATTGGGATCATATCCTCCTGCGACAATCACTTTTCCATTAGACACAACTAACAAAGCTGATGTAGTTACCGGTTCCGACAATGACCAATTAATACCGTCATAGCTGTATGCTAATGATCCTCCCGCTGCAACCCAAATACTTCCTGTCCAGCATATCGCATATATAGTCAATGACGATAATGACGACGATGCTGTCCAAGTAATTCCATCATAGCTGTACGCAAACGCAGGATAAGAACCTCCGAGAACCCACATTTTCCCGTTAGATGCAACACATCTTACGTACGGCGAAACACTGGTTGCTGATGTTGATATTTCCCAATTAATTCCTTCTGGACTGTATGCTACAACGGGTGTGTCTGTTCCTGTAACTCCTACAGCTACCCACCCCGATCCACCCCAAGCAACTGATCGACCATATTTTCCAAACACTGTTTTTCCAGCTCCAATAAATGTCCTGCCGTCATAGCTGTATAGTATCGTATCATTTACAGTACCTTGTCGACCTGCTAAAGCTACCGTAAAGTTTTCAGATACAAGAGGCGCCGCGGGTCCTGTTGGTCCTGTACGACCTGTAGGTCCCATAGCTCCCGTAGGTCCCGTAGGTCCTGTAGGTCCCGTGTAACCTGTAAAGCCTGTTGAGCCGGTAGGTCCTGTAGGTCCTGTGGGTCCTGTAGGTCCTGTAGGTCCAGCACTTCCTGTAGGTCCCGTTGAGCCGGTAGGTCCTGCCAAAGTATTGTATCCTACTACTCCAGTTGTGGCATTGTATGT